AAAATAATTTTAATAAATTTTTCTGATCAAGAGTTGCTAATCATTTTACTAGCTTCATTTCCTCCTTTCATAAAAATATGTGCAAAACCACCTCTTGAATGACACATGTTTTTCAATCTGTCCAATGTTACAAACAATTTTTTAGGGTCAGTGTAATTTTTATCAAATGCAGCAACAATATTGAATAAACCATCTAACGCTGAATCTGTTTCATAGGCTTCAGCATAATTGGAACCAATATATCTAAAAAATGCACCCCAGTGTTCTTTGAAAAACACCTTTTCTGCTTCTGAACTATCGGTACATTCTCCTGGTCTGTATGGTATTTTTTCATCACCGGTTAAATTATACCACAATAAAGCATGAAGATTTTGATTATTTGAATTTCCCTCATATCGTTTAAGTGTTGGACCGTTGCATAGATATGAATTTGCTGCCAACTGTGCAACATTATCCTTTGCGTTTGCAACCCACTCCATAATTCTTGGAACCCAATAATCGTCGTATGCCCCGGATTGTGGTTTCATATAAGAGTATTGTTGGATACATCTTAAATATTCATCCGGGTCGATTAATATCCAACGTTGTTTTCTACCGCTTTTGAAACCTTCGTAAACCTGTCGAACAATGTTATTTGAATTTGAAATAGATTGTTTATCTGTTTTCAAATCCTCCATAAATTCTGAAAAGGTATTGTACGCCTCAGTCAAAAGAATATCCGTAACATTATCTAAAATCTCATAAATAATATGATTTTTACTAATATTGCCGTTACGCATTTCAACTAAAAGAGAGTGATCAAATACAGTTTTATCACCTCTCTTAATTTCGTCTAATGTTTGTGGTGCGTAGTTCGTTGGGTTAGCGGGATTATATCCCATCAAAAACCTGAAACGCCTTGTTGCCTCATTGATAACTTCTCTTTCCACGTCATATTTTTCTTATAAATAACACTAAAAGGGAAAAAGATCTTCATCTCTATATACTTTTCTAGTTAGTTTTTCTTCACTAACATCTTCATCCACTTTTTCTATAAGGTCTTCATAAGAGTTTTCGCAGATATCAGCAAGACTACCGATTTTTACATCATATTTTTTAGAATAGAAGAAACCATTTTTTGAGTTGAAGTTTTCAACGAGTTTTTCGACTATAGTTTCTTGTTCTACATCAGAAGATAATATTTGATTATATAATTCTACCTCTGATTTAATATGTTCTTGTTTTAAAATTTCTTGTCTTTCTAAATATTCGGTTTTAATTGTTTCCCAAGTACCCATTACTTCTATAAGTTCCGGTGTATTCAAGAATGGTGGAACATTTTCTGGTAATTTTTCTAAAACATCTGGTACAGATAACCAAAACCTAATCTCCTTATCTTCCATAGTGTATAACTCTTCCAAAGAATCTTGGTCGGTTGGTTTTTTGGGCATCCCTGATACTAATTGTGCTTTAATTTTATCATAACATCTAATATCTTTTGGGTCTGTTATTAGAATTTCATTACGAATATCAGGGTTGAAGCAAACTAATAATCCACTAATACGTTTATTGAATTGTTCAATGTATTTTGGAATATTATATAAAATAGGATTTTCATCAAATATATCCTCATTACCATAATATTCTATATCACTGTCTAATATTTTTTCATCAATTCTAATACAATTTAACTCATGTTTATAATGTAATATTTCTTTATCTTGAAGTGGTTGTCCTCTTTTACCATAAACAATATTACCAGTTTTTTTATCAATTCTATCTACTTTTATGGGATTGCCTTCACCATCTAAATTGTAAACAGGGGTTTTTACAACATCCCCTGTTCCCTTTTTATCACCAATATTGATATAATAAATGGTATCACCAGGGTTTACGTTAATATTCTCTCTAATAGCGAGTTCATACCATGCTTGTTTCGCCTTATCATTTCCCAATTTGTTTTTTCCGCTAACAGTTTCTTTATACTGTTTCAAAGAAACTTTTATTTTACCAATAGAGGCAATTTGTTTTAATGGTATTCTACGATTAAATATTTTTGTGATATAATCATAGTAATTTTTTAAAAATTGATAACCATTTTCTTCTAATAATAGTGGTAAGTTTGTGTCAATGAAGGATTCGATAAACTTCGGCATTTTCTTTGATTTGATTGAATTACCAACAAGTTTTATTTTACCGTTATCCAATAAGTCTGCATAGTTTTTTCGACTGAAATATATTGAACTTGGTACGATTTCATCTAAACCTAAACCCATTTTTTCACGCATAAATAAATCATTAAATTCTGAACAATATGCGTCAATTCCCTTTGTTTCTTTACCTTCTTTTGTGTTTCTGTTTAACCCCTTTTCAATGTATGTATATTCTTTATTTATATTTCGATAAGTGAAGTTCACGCCGTCTGTATCAGCAATAATTGGTTCAAATCCCCTATCCATCATCCATTTTATCATTAATCGTAAACATTGTCTTGCAGTACAGGTAATTCTCTCACCACAGGAAACATCGCCCCATGGGAAAATATTCTCAGCGGAGTAAGATCCGAAAAATCCATTTGCGCATATCTTTAAAGGAAGTTGTAACTTATCATATCTATTTTCTAATATTACCAAATTTCTAATTTCATTTTCACTAACATTTTCTTCCTTTAATTTTTTGATTTCTTTTCCGGTGTTTTTTTTCAATCCTTTATATCTTTCGCGTTCTGATAAAACATGATCTAATAATGCTTTGAATACACCACTAACATCTAATTTTGGAAAAATATCCCATGTTAGTGTTATTGCAGGATAAAGTGAATTAAAATCGTATTTTACCACATCCTTTACAAATCCGGTCTTCCATAATCTTGACAAACCGCCTGTAAATGGTCTGAGTTTTCCTGTTAATGGTATTGCAATATTATTTTCATACGAATATGCTAATAACATACTTTTCCAAACTGCGCTAGTCCCCATAGTACTAGTTCGTTGATAGGTTACAGGTAATAATTTACATAAAAAATAGTTTGGTGAATTATAGATATATTCAACTCTATCACCCTCATATAAGTCATCTAATAAATATCTATCTGATAGATATTCTCCGGTAACAATATGTTCATCTTTGTTTAATATTTCGGTTTCTGATTTCAATCTCCATTCGCCATTTTCTTCATTCAAAACATAGTTTTCTTCTTTGTCATTGTAAATTTCTGCAACTCTATTACCGGGAATATATACGCGATTAGGTTTTTTGACTTTTGCGTATTCGGCAGCATATTTCAAACTACCTGATTTGAAGTTACTGTCTATTGCTTGCGCTCGTCTTACTGCATGAAGTGAATCTATAATAGTATGATTAGGAAATACAGTAGGAAAGTAATATTCCATTTCACCACCAAGTTTTAAAACCTGTTGTTTTTGTTTTTTATATATTTTCTCACCGGTGTATATCAACGACATCATACCAAACCAATCGTCATAGGTATCAACATTTTTATAACGTTTTTTGATGTTGATTAGTTTTGAATCTAAATCTTTAATATGTTGAGTATTTTCTGTCCATGAATACCAATCAAAATCCTTTGATAATATTCTACTTCGCTTTAACAAAAATTCCCAATCGAAGTTTTCACTATTATGTCCTGATATACAATCCGGATTTATTTGTCCAAGATAATATAAAAAATATTCTATTGCTTTTAGTTCGGATATATTTTCATTAACATGAATAATTTTTTCAAATCCTCGATTGGTTCTCATACCGATTTGGGTTATTTGACAATATTCCGGATTTAAACCTGTTGTTTCAATATCCCAAGTAAATCTTAACAGATCATCATAGTCGTCATAACCTTTGAAAAATCGTTTTCCTGTGTGTATTAGAAACATTTCCACAGGGGAAACTGATAGAAAATGTCTTCTACCTTCAATTTCAGAATAAAAAACAGATGCTTTTAGATTCCAATTCAACGCTGTTTCAAAAAACTTTTGAAATGCGGTGTATGACATCGCTTTATTGGCATAGAATAAAACGCGGTATCCTTCCGACATTCTTTCATGTTCAAAACCATCTGCATCTTTTGTTTGTAATCCTTTACAAGAGATATGTTTTTTCCTCATTTCATCTTGTAATGTACTTCTATCCCCGTCAAATAATTTTTTGGATATGGTTGCGGTTGCCCAAACAAATGGATATAACTCAACTTCGCTACACATTACCCTATTGTTATCATCACGAGAATATACTCTTACAACATTATCGTTATAACCACACTCTACATTTGATATTCGTTTTTGAGGATCTCTTCCATTTAAAAATTTGTCTATTTTGTCTTGTTCTATCATTTTAATTTGTGTCTTCAATATTTACTTCTTCACTATCATTCGCCTTAGATTCCATACCAAGAAACGAAAAACATTTCAATTTGTATACTTCTATACCAACAGTTTCTTTGCGAATAACAATTCCCTCAAACGGAACTTTGTTTTCACAATCTGGGTCATCCATTTCCATATTCCATGTTTTTTCATTCCTTAATCTATAAAGTAAATTACTACCCCAATGTTCAGAAACTTCAATCAAATCCGGATATAAATCTTTCAATTTACCATAATACAATTCTTTAACGGAAGTTAATCCGTTTTGTTTGCACCATTCCTTTACCCATTGTGTGGGAAATTCATATGTTTTTCCGGATGGTGTTGTTAATGTGATTCGGTATATGATAATTTTAAACTCACCTTCCGAACACCCATAATCATAATTTTTTTGAATGAATTTATAACTACCAGGTAAATAACCACACAATTCACAATAAACTGTCATTCCTTCAAGTAAATGTGGAAGTAATATCTCATTTGCCTTACCCCAAACATCCACATTATAGAATCCTGCACCAACATCTTTGTTGATAAATCTATTTTTAACAACAGTTCTGGAAGAATATACATTACCGTATTCACTTTCTTGTACTTTTACACCAAACCATTTTGCAATTTTTTCTTTCAATGACAATTTACGATTAACCAATACCTTTCCGATACAAGCAGAAGTGCCGTGTATCTTTGAACTGATTTGTACAATATCATCCGGATTCAATTTATGAATATTCCGCTGTAATTGTTCGGTATCAATATGAAATTTCCACTGATTTTCGACTAACCTGTCAAATTGTCTTAATTTTTTATCGTGTTTACTTCTCTTGGTTGTTGGGCCAGACTTTTCCTGCGATCTAACAACATATTTGTTAGAAAACAACACCCCATTAATGGTATCAAAATCACAGTCTAAATAATCTTCAATATTATCAATAACTAATTTTGATTGCCAATAATATAACCAGTGAATTGGAAATATGAATCCTTCCGAAGGGACTTCACGCAACTTCACCGCACGAACTCTACCTTTTTTATTGAAAAAACCTCTTTCCTTGTTGTCGGCGTTTAATTCGGTATCTTCAAACTGGTTGTTCAAACTAAGAAAATCGCTATTAATTTGAGATTCAACTGGACAATAAATCGCAATATCACCAAAACGGAAGGTTTCCTTTCTGGTGATAACGTTGAATCCCATTATAGATATTATTTCTAACCTATCTGCATTTTCGTGGTTACGAATATTATCTATTTTTATAACCCGACAAGCGTAGTTCGGATTAAACTTTTCAGACTGTGAAAAAATACTCTTTGCCATTCTTTACTTTTTTAACTAATGTTATTCTACCCTTTGTTGCCATTGCGAACACCTCTTCTTTTGTGTACCCTTTTTTCAAAAGTTCTTTTGCTTCGTCATTTGAAGTGTTGAACTTTGCAATACAAACATACCCTTTTTGTATGTATTTAAACTTCTGCCGGGATGCTACCACAACAATTCTTCCCTCTGGGGATTTTATCACAAAATCAATCATGTTATTAATATTTAAACGTTTTAAACCTTGCTTTTCCTGCTTCAATCACTCTTTGAATCATTGTGTCAAAGTCTAATTGAAATACATCGCTTCTCCATTCACCTTTCCACACACCTATTAGTGTTCTGTTATCCACCGGGATTAAATTGTCTTCGACAAAACTTTCAAAGTCTGTTTTACCACCTAAATTGTACGCCTTTTGAACTATCTTACCGTCAACAATTTTTGTTACGATAACAGGATTCAATGGCGTGATTGGAAATTTTTCGTTATCCGTCCGCATAATATTTTTATTTTAAAATTTAACATTTGGATAACAATAAAATTTTAACAATTTTTTCTGATCACGTAACTCTTGTATTAGCAACCGATTTTTCTAAATTTACTATAAAAACACTATTTATAAAAAAATTATTTAATATGATAACAAATGAATGGATCAAGGTTGATAAAAATCTGATTACAGAAAGAAATAAGGATAACGAAGAAGATATAAAAAATAAAGCGCGTTTACCTATAACTCATTTCAGCAGTGCATTTGAAGCAGATGATATTGATTTAGAAAATAATAAGTTGGTAAATGTTAGATTGCGACCAGGTCTAAATAGTGCTTTTGATAGACCAGCGCAAGGAGGTCAATATAAAGGGGAAAAATCACCACATTACAGGGGTGAACCGGTTTTTACTGTAACTATATCTGGCGAAAAATCTAATCCAGAAATTAGGGGTCATCAATATTATGTGGATAGTGATGGAAATTTGATTATAACATCAAGAAAGGGTGGAGAACCTGGTCCTATTAGAAATCATGGTGTACATGTTGATACTGCTAAACAATATAGAGACCAAAATCTATCTAGAAAACAAGTAGAAAAACTAAATTCTATTTCAGATGATTCTCCAAATCAAAATACGGTATCAAAAGCAAGTGAAGCGACAACTCGTGTTGCGCTTGAAAAATATATAGAAGAACGTCTTAATGAACGTGGGATAAAAACAGATTCTTCTAAAATAGAGGGTACTAAAAAAGCAAATAATATTATAACATCTGTTTTTAAAAAAATATTTTATGAAACTCCTGTTACTATGGAGAGAAATACTGGAAGTTTCGTTGGTAAGGTTAGACAAGTATTTAAAGATAATCATTTTAATTATAATGATATTGTTAATTCAGATTTATTAGATAAATTATATATTACATACAATGATGATGATTCTGAAGATGGTAGTGGAGAAGAGTTATATAGTTATATTAGATATGGTATATATGGTAAAAAAGATAGAGTATTAACAAACGATGGTAAATATTGGACACCTGAAGAAGTTAAGAAACTTGTGAGTACGCGACCTGAATTAGAAGAAGATGGGTATTTTAAATTGTTTAGTGGAGTATCAAGCAATACTCTATCTGTTGCAGAAGCAATAGATATAGAAGTTAAGTTAATGGCAGAAGATTTAGGTGTAGAAAATGAGGAAGATATTAAGGGTAAATTTGATATGTTGTTTGGTACAAATAAATCCGACATTTCTGATTTAAAACACGGATCTACTAATCATCCATTTAATCCGGATAGAAGCGCAAAAAGAAATTTTATACCAACCCCTGAATTTAGTACTATTATTGATAATCTTATTGGTGGTTTTGAAAAAAAGGGTTATTTCCTTAATGATTTAGAAGATAATAAAAAGAAACAATTTTATAGTACTGTTAAGTTTTTAAAAACTCTTAACTATATGGAATTTACTGATGGTTATTATTATAAAGAAAGGGGTGGTGATTTAAAAGTGGTAAATCTTCATCCTATTGATATGTCTGAAAAAGAGTGGAACAAGTTATCTAAAAAAGAACAAGAAAAGGTTATAAAAGATGTGTCTTGGAGAAATGCTTTGGAATATATTTATAACACACTTTTTTCAAAAATAACAGGAGAAAAAGAAGAGGAAGAGCGTAAAAACACTCCAGAAGAAGATAATGAAATAAAAAACCATATTAAAAATATTGTTTCTAAATATAAAACAATTATAATGGATCATTATAAAGTGGACGAAAAAACTTTAAATAGAGCGGTAAATAACATATCTAAACTTAAAAGTGTAACAAATACTGATTTTAAGCAAGAAAAACTTCCTTTTGATTATAACTACACATCTGAAAAAAATAAAGAAGACGTTATAAATTCGATTCCAATTGTTACACCAAGTGAAAAAAAAGTTAAAAAACTAGAAACAAGAAATATTAAACATAACCAAATGTTAGGTGAAGATTATCAGGAAAGATTACCAGATCCGGAAAGAACATCCGAAGATTTAGAAAGGACATTACAAAACAAATTAGATAAAATGTTCAGTTACAATGTTTCGGATTTCACTAGTATGACTTTATTAAAAATGGAAATAAAAAATCAATTACTACCTGAAACCCACCCCGTAAAAATAGGTAAAATAAAAAAAGAAATTGAATTAATTAATTTTAAAGAATTTCCTAATGCGATATTAGAAGAAGAAGATTTGGGTAGATGGGCAAGAAATTATGAATTTGCTTCTCTATCTGGTGAAAGTTTAAAATCTGCTATAAGAAAAGTGGTATTTGGTGGAAAATCAAAAATTGGAAATGATAAACAAACCCCTAATCCTACAGAAAAACCGGAAATTGGAAATGATAAACAAACCCCTAATCCTACAGAAAAACCGGAAATTGGAAATGATAAACAAACCCCTAATCCTACAGAAAAACCGAAAAGATTAGAGGATTTACTTAAAGAATTGGTTCCAAGCGGTACGAAAATAAGAGATTTTGATATGGATATGTTAGAAACCGCTTATGGTGGAAGGGTATTAAGAGATTATCCTGACATTGATCATGTTACAGGTGAACCTAAACTTAAAAAGAATGGTGAACCAAGAATGATAAATGATCTTACAAATGCAATTAGAAGTATAAATAGTTTAGTTAATTCTTATATAACACAAACAAAATCAACAAAAAATCAAGATGAAGAGGATGAAGAATATTACAAATCTCTTGGTTTAGGAACAATTGAAGTATAATATGATTAGTCAAGAACAACAAGTAGAAGAATATATAAAATGTTTTCAGGATAAAAGTAGAATATATTTTATTGAGAACTATCTACAAACATACGATGCGACACAAGAGCGCGACGTACAATTTAAATTATTTCCAAAACAAAAAGAATTTTTAATTAACGTATCTGAAAACACAAACTCGATTGTTTTGAAACCAAGACAATCTGGTTATTCTACTGTCACATGTGCGTGGATTGCCGCTACTTTGGTATTAGCACCAGATGAAAAGAGAGAAACTGCCGTAATTGTTACCAACAAATTGGGTATGTCAAAAGACGACTTGAGTAAAGTACGTGTTTTTCTTGAACAAACCCCGCGTTGGTTTTTCGGACCAGAATATTATCACCCTGACGAAGATTATGAAAACGCTAATGGTGAAAAAGTAAATAAAAAACCAATTTTTAAACGTGCCACACTTGAAGAATTGGAATTATTTAATGATTGTAAGGTGTATGCGAGAAGTTCTGGACCAAATGCTGCTCGTGGTATATCCGCTGCTTCTATTGTTATGCTTGATGAGGCGGCATTTATTGAACGCGGTGCAGATGTTGCTGCTTCTGTAATAAGAACAACCGGTACAGTAAAGGATAAGCGCATTATAATGATATCCACCCCTAATCTTAAAGATGAATTATATTATAAGACATATCATAATGCTGAATTAGGTAAAAATAATTACAAAATTACCTATTTGAAGTGGTATCATGACCCGCGTTTTAATAAATTTCTTAAATGGTGGAAAGAAGTTCCTTCTGTTAATAAAAAAGGTGAGGAAATAGTAAAGAAAATATGGGATGAAGATGAGGTATTGAATAAAAACGGCGATGTTAAATATGATCCCGATAGGTGGTTAGAATTAGAAGGTGATGGTTGGAGAGCAATATCACCATGGTACATATCCGAATGTAATTCTTCAAATAATGATTCTATTAAAATAGCACAGGAATTAGAATGTTCGTTTTTAGGATCGGGAAATACTGCAATTAAACCAGAAGTTATTGAAATGCAACGTAATAAAAATGTTTCTTCTGATTACAAAACTGACCCGTTATATTCAGAAATGAGAATATGGAAATATCCTATCGAAGGGCATAGATATATTCTTACCGCAGATTTATCTCGTGGTGATGCTGGGGATAATTCCGCCATTGAGATAATGGATTTGGATGCTGTTGATGAAGACACCGGAGAATGTTACATTGAACAGGTTGCTGAATTTGAGGGTAGAATGACAGGTGATATAGTAGCAGACATTTGTTTTAAATATGGTTTAATATATAATAATGCTCTGATTGTTAGTGATAATACCAATGGTTACGGAGAAGTTGTTAGTTTAGCACTGGTTGCAAGAAAATATCCTAACATATATTATGGTATAAATGTTCAAAAAGAATATTTAAAAGATAATAGTAAAAAAGAATTTGAAACACCGCAGGATGAAAAGGTTCCTGGTATGCACATAAGATCCCAAAGAACATTTATGATAGCAAAATTCATTGAAATGTTAAGTAATAATTCTCTACGAATTAGAAGTGTTAGAACTATCGCTGAAATGGAGACTTGGATAATCAAAAACGGTAAAGTTGATCACGCTAACGGATGTCATGACGACACCCTAATAGCATTAGCAATGGGAGTATATGTTTTTGAGAATTATATTTTGAAGGGTGAGAGTCAAAAAAATAAAGTGAAAACTGCGTTGGGTTTAATGGCAAGGGATTGGGCAAACTCATTAAGAGATAATAATAGTGCAGATGTAAATCCAAGAAACCCATTAGTAAAAAAACCACCTGTTGGATTTTTCACCAGTACTGTTGTAAGGAAAATTAAAGAACAACCAAAAAGATTTTACGCTGCTCCTAGAGGTAGTAGTGCGGAATTTTATACTTATAACCCTTTTGATCCTACAAATAAAAATCGCTTCTAAAAGTTGTAGGTTAGATTATATTTTTCGTTGAATAGTTTGATATCCTCGTCGGTTTCAAATTTATATTTTGCGCAACCACCAAATTTAACACATTTTTCTGTGAAATCAAATCTATCTAATTTGAACGAATAACCTCGTGCGCATACATTTATCAATTCAGCACTGCTGATTTCTCCATTACGTTCATCCCGATATTTTTCAAGATTACATCTTTGGGACCAATATTGAATACCGTGTTTATCACGAGGATCTATTCCCAACCCATATAAAAATTTTATCTCTTTGAATAAATCAGAAAATAATGCAATACTGATTCGTTTGTCTGGTGCGGAATTATCAAATTCAACGTTACCCAATATATGATAACCAACCCCACCGTCTTTGTGTAATGAGGTTACTTTGTTCATACCGGTCATTGCATCGCTGAACAAAATAAAATGAAGATTTGGGTTTCTTTTTTTAGCACTTAACAAACTTCGCATTACGTTAGTTGACCCAGAGAAGGGCGGGTTATCAAATACCAATACCTTTTGAGTAAGAATCATTCGTACAAATTCCTTGTCATTGTACCATTCCCAAAAATCATAACAACCCAACTCTTCGTTATACCATTCAGGTTTTTTTGGATTGGTTATTACCTGTTTTCCGTATCCATTTCCATAAATATCTAACAATATTTTATAGATGGGTTTATCTTCACTGTTAAAAGGCAACCATATAATATCAGATTCCATAAAATGGTTTCTGTATTCACGTTCTATTCTTCTAACAGTATCTTCTTTAGTGAAGTATTCAAACCCGGAACGATCATTACTGGACGGTTTTAGAGGCATTGTTCTACTCTGATTTTAAAAAGGATTTTGGACTACAACCAAGATAAATGGTTGTCTTGTATTTACCTCTTTGGTCTTTCCTTACCCTGTTTTCTTTCAGAACAGTTTCAATAATGTTATCCATAACATCATTATCAATTTCATAATCCATGAAATTTATGACTCTCTTACCTTCTTCGTTTATTTTTGCATTGGCAACCAATTCTTCAAAATCTGCTGAAGGACTTGATGCTTTGTATAGACGAGAATAAATTTCGTATAGGATTTTATCTTCTTTTTTCGTTAAATTTAATACTGACATAACATTTTATTTTTATTAAAAATACGATTTTTTTAGTGATTTTTCAAAATTTCTTTATCATTTTCAATATCATCCAAACTATCAATTGAAAATGAATATAATTTATATGGATTTTCCACTTCAACATGTTCTATTTTAAAATCTGGTAATGATATGATCGAATATCCGTGTCCGTCTATTTTCTCCCCAAATGTTTGACCTATAACAGAACCACTATAATGAAATTTCACTTTATTTTTCAATAATATTGTTTGTGGCATGTGAATATCTCCTGCTAACACAATATTACAGTCTTTGAATATATCCGATTGGATACCCTTGTCCATTGTAAACCCGATTGGTGTTTTACTTCCTATGAGCGCACCGTGAAATAATCCTATTACAATCTTATTTGGATTATCTTTTTTATATGATTCTATATCAGGTTCTCTGTATCCATCAAAAATACTGTACAGAGCAAAAGAATATTTTTCATTATACTCTATAATACCAGAATTATACCCTAATTCCATATCCAGATACCTTGTTTGTTTGAATGGCACCATTTTGAATATTGGTGTCAAGGTATCCATTTTGGTTAAATTAGAACGTGTTAGATCATGGTTTCCTGCAATTACTATTGTAGGTGCAATTCTATCTAATTCTTTTAAAAACCAAGATGCCTTGATAAGTAATTCGTTGCTGATGTTGATAAAATTGTCAAAAGTGTCTCCAGCAAGATATATTAACGTTTTATCATCACATATTGGTTTGATATCGTTTATGAAGTTTGTTAATACCTCTTCATACTCATCGTGTAAGCGGTTACATTTTATATGTATGTCCGCTATCATTATAATCTTATTTATCATATCATTTTACTATTTTACTGATATTGTTTACTTTTTCTATTGTTATTATTTTTTCAAAGAAACTGTTAAAATCATCTGAGTGTGATATAACAAAAACTATTGAATAGTTATCATTAAATCTTTTGAAAAGTTCATATAAGAGATGATAATTAGTTATTGACACACAGGCAGTTATCTCATCAAGAACACAAAAATCTATTAGTGGAATGCTTCCATATTTAACTAATGTAGAACGTAGTGCTAATGAACTCATAGTTCTTTCAAATCCACTTGCGCTTCGTAAATCACCGACTTCCAATTCACCGTTTTCATCTTCTTTAAGGATATTGAAATTAACATTATTTTTATCATCAATTTCAATCTCTACTTTAAAGTCTGTAATATCATTTAAAAGATTATTCAAATTACTATTAATTAATGGTATTATATTTCGTAATACTATTTTTTTAATACCATCTTTTGATAGCAGTGATATTAACAGTTGGTGGTGTTTTATATATTCGTTTTCTATGTAAAGTTTACCTATTAACTCATTGTTTGTTTTAATAAGTTTTTCTAATTCGGTAATATTATTTTGTTCTTTAGAAACATCTTTAATCAAACTTTCTTTCACACCCTGTTCGGTTTGTATTCTAGTATTAATATTACCAACTTGTATATCAAGATCCATATTTTTTTGAATAGTTTCTTTGTTAGCAATATAATCTTTGATTAATTTATCAACCTCATTGTAACTATTTAATGACCTTTGAATTTCAACCCTTGTTTGAGATAATTTTAACTCCCATTTGTTGCGTTCTTCAATTTGTTTTGTTTCTAGTTCCAATTTATCAATTAATGTTTGATTTTCTTTTGTCAGTTTATCAATGGTTTCTTTTTGTTGTTTTTGAATTTTCTCAACAGCGTTTTTTGATTCAGTTTCAAGTTTTTCTACCGCCGTATTTAATTCCAATTCAAGTTTTGCAACCGTATCTGTACACAATTTTTCGGTTTCTTCTTTTGTTTTATTTTTAATAATACCATCATCCTTTAATTTTTGCATTTTTGCTTTATTAGCGGTAATAGTATCATTAATATTTTTTAAAACACTATCATCATAAGGTCTATTGCAGGTTGGGCAAATTCTACTACCATCCAATTTAACGTTTTCTTCCCTTAAAGTGTTATAGGTTGTTTTAATGGTCGCTATATCACTAACTAAAGGAAGAATTTTATCATTTGCTTCTTTTTTTACCTTTGCAATTTCCGCATTAGATTTATCTTTTTTGGTAGAAATGTCTTTATTGTATTTTTCCTTTGTATCGGATATATCCTTATTGAATTTATCGTTGGTTTGAGTGATATTTTGTCGGTTATTTTCGATAACCTTTTTATCTACTGTGATAACAACATCCTTCAATTCTGTAATATTATCTGAATATTCTTTTTCTTGTAATCTAAGATTTTTACCTTGTTCTACAATTTCAGTTTTTCGTTTTTCCTGTGTTTCAAAATCAAGTTTAACAATCTTTTCATCGACTACTCCCTTGCTTGCTATCAACAATTCTTTAGATTTTGTATATCCTTCAATAAGACTTGTTTGAGACGCTATCTTTTTATTTAATTCTTCTGATAACGTTTTACTTGTGTCTATTTTTTCTTTTGATTCTATGTTAGAATTTTGGAGTTCGTCTGTTGAATATTTATTACATAAGAAATTTTTAGATTTTTCTTTAAATATTGATTTTGCAACAAGTTCTTTATCGTCAATAACAGATAAACCAATCCAACGAGAAAACAATTTTGATAATCCCGCTTCTCCGGTATCAATTAAACTATCTAATGTTTTTGAATTTGCGGTTGAAATAAGATTAAAATCTTCTTCTTTCATAATAGATTCTTTGATAATTTTATTGGTATTTCTAACATCACCAGATTTGTTATCAAATGTTTCAGGATCGTAGTCTTCCAGTGGGTTTTCAGGATCCCAAAATTTATCAATGACTTTGAAATATTGAACAGTTCCGCTTGCTTTTGAGGTTTTTGTTCTTTTCTTTGGTCTAGTTAACTTTCTTTCTATAACATAATCTTCTTTGTTAATGGTAATACAACCTCGAACAATTACTTCTGTTTCGTTTTTAAGAAACCTGTTGAATATTTTATCTTGTGAATTTGTTCTATTTGTTTTTCCATATAAAAGATAACGAATTGCATCGCCTGTTAACACGGATTTTCCAGCTTGATTTGGTGGTGAACCGCTTATAAGAACCAAACCATTTAGTTCACTCAAATCAAAACGTGTTATTTCGCTTCCGAATGACAGGAAATTTTTAACTTCTATCCATTTTATTGAAATTTTATTAAACTTATCGTATTGATTATAGTCAATATTTTGGTTAACTTCATCATCAATTTCGTTAATTTGTTCAAAGTTTATATTTTCAATATTGTTTATTTTAATATAATCTTGAAATAATTTTTTCTGAAAGTTTGGGTCGTGAATATTATCAATAACTTCTGTTTTTACAGAAATTTCCCTACCTTCTTCGTCAACAACCTTAATATTTGGTTCAACCTTAATATTTTGTTTAGGAACGTTATATTTGCGACTAAAGGAATTTATAATTTGTCTTTCCAAATCCTTTGTGTATAAGTGTGAGAATGTATTCCACACTATTTTAATCTTCGATGTTCTTGAAATCTCCATATTATTCAAAATTATTTTCTTTCTTGTTATTTCTATTATTTAATAAATCAAATGCCGGTGTTGGTGGTGGCATATTGTTTAATATATCATATCCAGATTGTTTTTGTTTTGCTTTGAGTTGGTCAATACTATCACAAACACCATCTACCATCAATTTTGGTATACCATTATTTAAATGTATACTAAATACTCTACCGGATTTTCCTTCACGATTTTTTGGTATAAAAAGTTCTGCTCTATTTTCTTCCGCATCTTTTTGTGTTCTATTTAAAGTCATTAACATGTGAGCAACTTGGTACTTACCTGCCGACCCCCCAATCTTGTCAAGTGTTAATAACATACCTTCAGCACTTTGTTTTGTACCTTGTGTGAAAACAATTGTAGTACAACCAAAATCTTTACATAGATTTTCTAATTCTCTCATTTTTTGTGTTTCCAACTTCCATTCATTTTGTATATTTCTGTTTGTTGGGTTTGCCAAACACTCAAAATAATCTATTAAAACCATATCCGGCGTAAAACCACTATTTACTAATTTATGTATATATTGTTTGATCATTGAAGGTGTTACTTCACCATTTCTTAATCTGCATAACTTTAAATTATCTTTTATAAGTTCTTTGTGTTCGTAATCAACGGCAATTTTTTTCGCAATTTCGGAATATTCCATTGTGTTAATAAATCTCGCCTCAATTTCTGTTATCGTACCAAAATGTTTTCGTCTAATAGCAGGAACATTATCTTCAAAGAATATTTGTAATGCTTTAAACCCGGAAATTGCTGCGCTATGCGCTAAGGATGTGGATATTGTAGTTTTTCCCACCCCGCTGCTGGCCGCCACCAGTACAAGATTCGTCTTAATTATACCCCCCTGTAAATACTCATCAATTTCCGGACATAGTGTTGGGATTCTAATAATATTTTCTGGTGAAAATGTTTCTTCAAATTCGTCATATACTCCTGTAAAAACATCATCATGTGTTCCGATAGACATTATTTTTGAAATATCGCCTTGAAGATCTTTTGATGCAACGTCAATACCATTTCTAATATCTTCTAATTGCATATTAAAGAATTTTATTAACTCTTGTCTTTTAAAAAATTCTATTGATTCTTTCTTTACCCACTCTAGACCTTCTGAATTGAGATTTTTAATTTCATTTAGTGATGCTTGTGCTAATTGTAGGTCAATATCATCTGATATTCTTGCTAACATCAGAGAATTTAACAAATCATATGAAGGAATATATTCATATTCTATGGTATAATCTTTTATTATACCGGAAATAATTTTATATGTTGGGTCTGTAAAAGCATTTTGATTAATATATTGAATATCATTCTTAAATTTATCTCTATCTTCTATTAGGATTTTGATAAGTCTTTTTTGAAATTCGTTATCATACAAACCTCTTTCTGTCTTCGCAACTGTTTTTTTATTTTGAAAGGATCGTGGATATTGTTCCATTATTTTTTTGAAATATTTATTTGAAATATACCTCTACTTTTAGTTATAATGAAAAATTACTCTCATTTTCTCATTAAATCTTTTGATAAGTTTGATTGTTCAAATGGAAATTATACACTATTTATTATAAAAATAAAATAATAGGTTAGTTAATGACTCTAAAAAATAAATAATATATAATTATGGCATCAAAATTTTCTGTCAATCGTCATGCGACGCAAAAATACAGTGTGTATTCTCGCGTTGTTAATGATATTTCGCCCGTTGTTGTTGCAAGTACCGCTAAAAGTCCTAACGACATAATCTTCACGATAACATTTTACGTGACTGACTTCAATGATAAAAAAATTCCAGACGCTTCTGTTTCGATTGTATCACATGATTTCAAGATAATTAACCATTTCGATGGTAGTTATAAAGTTATAGATGTTCCGAATGGTAAATATGAATACGTTGTTGAAAAAACGGGTTTTGTTGCGGTTGAAGGAGTAGTAACCGTAAGTGGAAGTGATTTAGAAGTACATGTAAAACTATGTGAGGTTCCAAGTAAAATCGTTAATGGTAATCTGAATTTCGTAATGAATGAGGAAATGTACCAGAAGTTTGGTTATGTTGGTAGCACACCGGGTACTTGGTCTGTTGTCAAAGGAGAACTTCCTAATGGTATTACATTTGATCATGATGGTATTCTTAGTGGTACGCCGAGAGCATTTGGTAAATTTGAAGTTACCGTAATGGTAGAAAACTCTTGCGGTTCTGTAACAAAAGATTTACTAATTCAAGTATGTGCTGTTCCTGAAATTACAACTGTTGATTTTGTTCTACCTCACAAACAAACTGTGTCTGAACAATTAAGTTTTTATGGTAGTGAACCGGCAACATGGTCAGTAGAAGATGGTTTGTTACCAAAAGGTTTGTTACTTAATGGGCAAACTGGTGTTATTTCTGGTACTACAAAAGATTATGGAGATTTTGACGTTACGTTTAAGGTTGCCAATGCTTGTGGGGAAGATGTTAAAGAATTAAAAATAACAATATGTGCTAAACCTAAAATTACGAGTAATGATGATACAAAATTCACTATGGGTGAAGAAGGTAGTGTACAATTAACTTCATACGGAAATCCTGGTGTATGGACTCTTTATAGCGGAAATTTACCTAATGGTTTAACATTATCAGAAGATGGTATTCTAAGTGGTACGCCGACAACTTTCGGAAAATTTGATTTTACTGTAAAAGTTGAAAATGCTTGTGGTGAAGATAGACAATTTATGAAAGTTTGGATCTGCGGTAAACCTGAGGTGGTATCCGGTGATATGAGTTTTGTAATGGGGCAACCTGTGTCGCATCAATTACAATTTTCCGGTAGCAGACCTGGAACATGGTCAATTGTTGAAGGCGTATTACCAAAAGGATTAACATTGAACGCAGAAACAGGTGTAATTAGTGGAACACCGAAGGAATTTGGTGAAAGTAGTTTCACAGTAATGGTTGTTAACCCTTGTGGTGAAGCGACAAAGGTAGTAAACGCATCTTTGTGTGCTAAACCAACCATTATGTCTTGTTGCAGCGGTTGTGACACAAACTTCGTTAAAGGACAAGAAGCGTCAATGCAATATGAAGCGTCTGGTTCTGCCGGTACATGGTCAGTTTTAGGTGGAATATTACCAACTGGTTTAACATTAGATCCTAACACAGGTATTATTAGTGGTACACCAACAGTAGGTGGTTACTATGAATTTACGTTGAAATTTACTAACCCTTGCGGCGAGGTAGAGAAATGTATGAGTTTATTCGTGTGTGCTGAACCTTCAATTAAAGGTAGTGGCGAAATTAGTTTTGCAATGGGGCAACCCGGATCACATGAATTACATTTTGAAGGTAGTAGACCTGGTATATGGTCAGTATCAGAAGGTGTTTTACCGGCAGGAGTATCATTAAACGCTGAATTGGGAGTAATTAGTGGAACACCAACTGAATTTGGTGATTTTGATTTCACTTTAAAGGTTACTAACCATTGTGGTGAGTCAACAAAAGAAATGAATATATCAATTTGTGGACAACCACAAATTACAAGTGCAGGAAATATCAATATATTGACGGGTGAATCTGTAAATATTCAATTAGAATCAAACGGAACACCTGGTGTATGGTCTGCCGAATACGGATTACCGGAAGGGTTATCTTTATCTGCCGACGGACTTATATCCGGTGAACCAACAGAATCTGGTAATTTTAATGTTTTAATTACATTAACAAATGATTGCGGTGAAGCAAGTAGAAATTTCAACATTTTTGTATGCGCTGAACCGGAAATTTTAACAGGTGATTTTGATGTATTGCAAAATACCCCAATGTCGAAACAATTACAGTTTGCTGGTAGCAGACCAGGAACTTGGAGTATTGAAGAAGGTTCTTTACCATGGGAATTGAAAATGGATTCTAAAGGGGTTGTTAGTGGTACACCTAAAAAAGTTGGATCGTTTAGCGTTCTTCTTAAAGTTAAAAATTATTGCGGTGAAGTAACTAAACCAATAGTTGTAACATCGAAAAAAACATATAAAGCAACTTTCATTGTTAAAATGGAAGATGGTACAATGGTTCCGGATGCTAGTGTTGTTGTTGGTGGTTTTATTGTAACCAATAATAATAACGGAACTTATGAAAGTTATCTAACTGACGGCGCACATGGTTTTACTGTTACAAAAGAAGGATACGAAGTAGAAGAAGGTGTTGTAGAAATAGACGGAGAAGATGTAGTAGTAACTATAATATTATGTGTATTTCCAGAAATATTAAATGGGGATATGAGTTTTGTAATGGGAGTTGCTAAAGTTGTTCAATTGGAATCAACAGGTTCTGCCGGTGAATGGTCAATTCAAGGTGATTTACCGGAGGGTTTAACCTTTAATGCTACAACAGGTGTAATTAGTGGAACACCAGAAGAATTTGGTGAATTTGAGATTACATTAATAATGACAAATCCTTGCGGAAGCGTAAGTAAAGATATAGAAATTGTTATATGTGGCGCACCTGAAATTACAAGTTCAGACGAAATAGAGTTTGTAAAAGGTGAAAAATCTTCATATGAATTAGAATTTTTTGGAACAGACCCGGCAACTTGGGAAGTTTCAGAAGGAAGTTTACCTGCTGGTCTAACGTTAGACGCTGCAACAGGTGAAATTAAAGGAACGCCGACAGTATTTGGTGATTTTGTATTTACTGTTAAGGTTACTAATGAATGTGGTTTTGACGAACAAGAAATTAGCATGTTTATATGTGCTGAACCGGAAGTTACAAGCAGTGGTACATTAAGTTTCGTAATGACAGAAGAACATTCGGAACAATTAACATCTTCTGGAACACCAGGTGTTTGGTCAATCGTTACCGGTAATTTACCTGATGGTTTGTCTTTGAATGTAGCAACAGGTGTGATTAGTGGTACAGCAACCGAATTTGGTGATTTTACAGTAGTTGTGAGAGTTGTAAATGAATGTGGTGAAGCAACAAAAGAAACTGTTATTTCTGTTTGCGGATTACCTGTCGTTACAAGCGGTGATATGGAATTCGTAATGAATGAACCGGTATCACATCAATTAACTGCTGAAGGAACAGAAGGAACTTGGAGATTATTGTCAGGTAAATTACCATTAGGATTAACATTAGATTCCGAAACAGGAATAATTAGTGGTACACCTACTGAATTTGGCGACTTCTCTATTGTATTGAGATTTACAAACGTTTGCGGTGTAGCAAGAAAAATACTGAACATATTCGTATGTGCAAAACCACAAATTACCAGTGCTAATAATATTAACTTTGCACTAAGCGATGAAGCATCATTCCAATTAGAATATACTGGTACACCAGGAACTTGGTCAGTAGTAGATGGTGATTTACCAGAAGGTGTTACATTGAAACCAACAACAGGTGTAATTAGTGGTACTCCAGTAGAAGCAGGTAACTATTATGTTACACTAAAAATTGAAAATGCTTGCGGTGATGCAACTAAAAGCGTTAATATTTTTGTATGCGCTGAACCTGTTATAATCGTTAGTAATATAGAATTTTTACAAAACGTATATGTATCGAAACAATTAGATTTTACCGGAAGTAGACCAGGAAAATGGGAAGTAGTTAGTGGTAGTTTCCCTGCTGGTATTACTTTGGCAACAAACGGTGTTGTTAGCGGAATTCCTACCGAAATGGGTAACTTTGAAGTTGTAGTAAAAGTTAAGAATCCTTGCGGTGAAGATACAAAAGAAATAAGTTTATTCTCTTGTGCAAAACCTGTTATTATTAATGATAATAATATAGCATTTGTAAAAGGTGAAGAATCTGCTGTTCAAATAGAAGCTATAGGAACAGAAGGAACATGGTCAATCGTAAGCGGTGCATTACCTAACGGTTTATCTCTCGACCCAAGTGGAGAAATTAGCGGTACTCCAACCGAAGGTGGAACATTTAAAGTAACTGTACAACTTGAAAATCCTTGCGGAGTAACCACCAAAATGATGGTTATCAACGTATGTGCAAAACCAATTATCGTAAGCGGTGATTTGGACTTTGTACAAAATACTCCTGTATCTCACCAATTACGTTTTATTGGTAGCAGACCCGGAAAATGGTCAATAAGTGCAGGAAATTTACCGGCAGGATTAAGTTTAGATCCTAATACAGGTATTATTAGTGGTTCAACACACGAATTTGGTGAATACAATCTAACAATTTCGGTTGAAAATGAATGTGGTGTTGCAAATAAAGATATTATAATGAGCACCTGTTCTAAACCGGGAATTGTAAGCGGAGATATGAATTTTGTTATAAATGAAGAAGGATCTTCGTTGTTAGAAAATTCAGGGACAGCGGGTACTTGGTCAATTATAAGTGGTTCTCTACCTAATGGTTTAGAATTAGATGAAATTACCGGAGAAATTAGTGGTACACCAACTGTATCTGGTATCTATACATTTACCGTAAAAGTAGTTAACTCTTGTGGTGAAGCAACCAAAGTAGTTAATTTATATGTTTGTGCAAAACCCGTAATTTCGACTGGAGATTTATCCTTCGTGATGGGTGAAGCGGTATCACAAAAATTACAATATACTGGAACAAGACCTGGTGAATGGTCAATCGAAGGAGAGTTACCTAATGGTTTAACTTTCAACGCAGAAACCGAAACTATCAGCGGAATTCCGAGTGAATTTGGTGAATTTGAAGTTATTTTAATAGTAAAGAATCCTTGTGGAGAAGCAAGTAAAACGATAGAAATTGTTATTTGTGCAAAACCGGTTATTACAAGCGACCATGCTGACTTTGTAATGGGAGAAGAATCTTCTGTTGAGTTGGAAGGAAATGGAACTGAAGGTGTATGGACAGTTGATAGCGGAGTATTACCTGAGGGATTGTCATTAAGTTCTGACGGTATTTTAAGTGGTACACCGGCGGTATCTGGAAACCATAGTTTTACTGTTAAATTCAAAAATGCTTGTGGTGAATCTATTAAAACTATCCTTATATACATTTGTGCTAAACCAACAATAGTTAGCGGAGATTTGAATATTGTGATGGGAACACCAATGTCACAACAACTAATATTTTCAGGAACAAGACCTGGAACTTGGAGTATCGAAAGTGGTAATTTACCTACCGGTATAACATTAAGTGAAGATGGTGTTTTAAGCGGAACTACAACTGAATTTGGTGATTTTGATGTCGTTATAAGGGTGGAGAATCCTTGCGGCATAGCATTGAAACCTATAACAATAGACACATGTGCTAAACCTACTATTACAAATAATAGTGATCTAACATTTGTAATGAATGAATATAGTAGCGATGAATTAACCGCTTCTGGAACAGCAGGTGTTTGGTCAGTTATTGGTGGTAGTGTTTTACCGGATGGTTTAGAATTAGACGAAGAAACCGGTATAATTAGCGGAACACCAACCGTTTCAGGTACATTCAATATAGTGGTAAAAATAGAAAACCATTGCGGTGAAGATATAAGATCAATTGCTATTCAAATATGTGCAAAACCTACTATTACAAGCGGCGAATTAGATTTTGAAGTTGGAGTACATGGTTCTGAAACATTGACATTCACTGGTAGCAGACCCGGAACGTGGTCAATTGTAGAAGGTGCTTTACCTGCCGGATTGACATTGAATGGTGCAACTGGTGTGATTAGTGGAACACCTACCGAATTTGGTGAATTTTTTGTTGAAGTAAAAGTAGAAAACCATTGTGGTGAAGAAACAAAAGAAATTGAAATATTTGTTTGTTCAAAACCAGCTGTTACAAGTGGTAGTAATATGAACTTTGTAATGGGTGAAGCTGGTTCAGCACAATTAACTTCTTCTGGAACAGAAGGTGAATGGGAAATATTCGCAGGAGAATTACCAGCAGGTTTAGAATTAGACGAAGAAACCGGTTTGATTTACGGTAATCCAACCGTATTTGGTAACTTCGCTTTCACTGTTATGGTTGTTAATCCTTGCGGATCGGCAACTCAAGAAATTAACATGTTCATTTGCGGAAAACCTGCCGTTATAAGCGGTGATATGGAATTTGTAATGGGTGAAGAATCAGAAGAACAACTAATGTTCTCTGGTAGCAGACCCGGAACATGGTCAGTCGTAGAAGGTGATTTACCAGAAGGATTAACATTAGACGCTGAAACTGGTGTAATTAGTGGAACGCCTACTGAATTTGGAGATATTGTATTCACGGTTAAGGTTGAAAATCCTTGCGGTGAAGCAACAAAAGAAATAACCGCCGTTGTTTGTGGAAAACCTGTCGTTACGAGTGGAACTAATATGACTTTTGTAATGAACGAACATAGTTCAGAACAATTAACTTCTTCCGGAACCGAAGGTATTTGGTCAATCGACGATGGTGAACTCCCAATGGGATTAATATTAGATCCTGAAACAGGTGTAATTAGTGGAACACCATTGGTATTCGGAAACTTTGTTTTCACAGTAAAAGTTGAAAATCCTTGTGGAGAAGCAACCGAAGAAATTAACATGTTCATTTGCGGAAAACCAGCTGTTTTGAATAGTACACATCCTAATTTTGTAATGGGTGAAGAAAATGAATTGCAGTTATTATTCTCTGGTAGCAGACCAGGAACATGGTCAATTGAAGAAGGTGAATTACCAGAAGGGGTAACGTTGGATCCTGAAACAGGTATAATTAGTGGTATTCCTACTGAATTTGGTGACTTTGAATTTACTGTAAAAGTTGAGAATCCTTGCGGTGAAGCAACAAAAGACTTTGAAATGTTTGTTTGTGCTAAACCTGAAATTATAAGTCCAGACAAATATGATTCTGTATTCGATGAAGAAATATTATTTCAATTAGAAAATACAGGTACTGAAGGTATATGGGAAATTACAGAGGGTGAATTACCTCTCGGATTAGAATTAGATGAAGAAGGTTTGATTGTTGGTACACCAAGAGTATTTGGACACTTCAAGTTCAAGGTAATGGTTGTTAATCCTTGTGGAGAAGACGAAATGGAAATTGATATGTTCATTTGTAAGCTACCTGAAATTGTAAGTGAAGAATTTGATTTTGTATTAGGCGAAGAAAGTTCTGAAGAATTAACATTTATCGGTAGCAGACCAGGATCTTGGTCAGTTGTTGAAGGTGATTTACCGGCTGGGTTGGTATTAGACTCGGTAGAAGGAACAATCAGCGGAACAGCAACTGAAAAGGGTGATTTTAATATTACGCTAAAAGTTATTAACCCTTGTGGTGAAGATACAAAAGAAATAAAAATATTTGTTTGTGAAGAACCGGAGGTTACAAGCGGAGGATACTTTGAATTTGTAATGGGTAATGAAGTTGAATTGCAATTAGAACATACTGGAACAGATGGTGAATGGTCGCTTGTTGAAGGTGATTATTTACCAGAGGGTTTAGAATTAAATTCTGAAACCGGATTAATTAGTGGAATAGCAACAGAATTTGGTAATTTCTACTTCACAGTAAAATTAACTAATTATTGTGGCGAAGCATATAAGGTAATTCAGATATTTATGTGCGGATTACCTGAAATCCTAACAGAGTCTATGGGGTTTGTAATGGGTGAAGAAGATGATCATCAAATAGTAGCAACAGGTAGTATGCCTGGAACATGGTCAATTATAGAAGGTGTATTGCCAAATAGTTTTGTATTAAATACGAGCACAGGTATTATAAGTGGGACACTAACCGAACATGGAGAATTTCCTATAACAGTTAAACTTGTTAATTCTTGTGGTGAAACAACAAAAGAAATTATTATAACGGTTTGTCAAACTCCAACTATTACAAGCGAAAATGATCTTGAATTTGTAATGGGTGAAAGAGTAACATTCCAGTTAACAAATGACGGAACAGCAGGTGAATGGGAAATTATAGACGGTGAATTACCAGAAGGTTTGAGATTAAACCCTTTAACGGGTGTAATTAGCGGAAGAGCAAGAGAATTTGGTAACTTTACTTTTACAGTGAAAATTGATAACCATTGTGGTTCAGACACACAAGTAATAGAAATGTTTATGTGTGGATTACCGGTTATTTTACACGGTAATATGAATTTCCAAATAAACGAACCGGGTTCTGATACATTTATTGGTGACGGAACACCAGGTACATGGTCTATAGTTGGTGGTGGTTTATTACCAACAGGGTTAACATTGAATCCAACAACAGGTGAAGTTAGTGGAACTCCAACAGTAGCAGGGCATTTTGAACTTGTCGTAAAACTTGAAAATGATTGTGGAAGTATAATGCGCGATGTTGTGATATTTGTTTGCGCACCACCTGAAATTATTGGTGAAATTGATGATTTCTATGTAATGGGTAGCGAAATATCACAAGAATTTCAATTTAGTGGTAGCAGACCTGGAGAATGGAGTGTTGTAGGTGGTGACTTACCAGAAGGTGTAACATTTGATCCTGAAACAGGTATTTTGAGTGGTATTCCAACTGAACATGGTGAATTTATATTCACTGTTAAAGTAGAAAATCCTTGCGGTGAAGCAACAAAAGAAATAAATATATTTATATGTCTTGAACCGGAAATTATAACAGGAGGGCTTGAATTTGATTTTAACGAATATGGAGAATTTGAGTTAGAGGTTATTGGTTCAGAAGGGGCATGGTCAATAGTAGACGGTGATTTACCAATTGGTTTATCGTTGAATGAAGAAACCGGTGTGATTAGTGGAACACCAACCGAAAACGGAGTATTCCCAATAACTGTAAAATTTGAAAACGATTGCGGTAGTGATGAAACGGAAATATTAATTGTTATTTGTAAAGAGCCGGAAATCACAACTGAAGAAATGACACCATCATTAAATAACCCATATTCCCAAAACATAGAATATACCGGTACGGAACCTCATACATGGGCAATAGTAGGCGGTGACTTACCATTGGGATTAGTATTGAATGAATTTACAGGTGAAATTAGCGGAACGCCATTAGAATTTGGAGATTTTATAATCACTGTTAAAGCAGAAAATGACTGCGGTGAAGATGAAAAAAGTATTTTAATATCTGTGTGCGCCGCACCAACTGTTATAACCACCGGTCTTGAATTTGTGGTGGGTCAAGAAGGTTCAGAAGTGTTAGAATCTTTTGGAACACCAGGAACATGGTCAATAGAAGATGGTGATTTACCAGAGGGGTTGCTATTAGACCCAGATACTGGTGAAATTAGCGGAACACCTACTGATTTAGATGTGTTTGGTGAAATAAAAATAACAGTTAAGGTTGAAAATGATTGTGGTGATGACGAAAAAGAAATAACCTTATTCATTTGTAGAGAACCTGAAATTACAACAGAAGATATGTATGCTTTCGTAGACGAAGAATTTTCAGAATTTATTGTTTATGAAGGTAGTGAACCACATTCGTGGGAAATAGTAGACGGAGATTTGCCTGATGGTTTAGATTTAGACCCTGAAACAGGTGAAATTAGTGGAACACCAACCGAGTTTGGAGATTTTATATTCACCGTAAAAGTAGAAAATTACTGCGGTGAAGATGAAAAAGAAATTCATATGTTCGTATGTGCTCCACCAGAAATTGAAATAGAAGATGACGAATATGATGCCGTAATGGGAGAAGAGTTCTCAATGCAACTAACCGCTTACGGAACAGGAGGTGAGTGGTCAATCGAAGATGGTGATTTACCGGAAGGATTGACCTTGAACTCTGAAACAGGTGAAATTAGTGGAACCCCAACAGAGTTTGGGGTTTTTACTATCACTTTTAAAATAGAAAATAATTGTGGTGAACAAAATGTTGAAGTCACTATATATGTTTGTGGAGAACCGGAAATTTCAACCGGACAATATATCCACCTTGTACAATTAGAAGAATTTGAATTACAATTAGAATTTACTGGTACTCAACCAGGAACATGGTCTGCCGTTAATTTACCAGACGGATTAGTATTATCAGAAGATGGTTTATTAAGCGGAATACCAACAGGACATGAAGATGTTACATCACAAATAACTGTTACCAACGACTGCGGTACAGACACAAAATCTTTTTTTTTTGATGTAGATGATGTTCATCGACTTATATTTGAAGTAAAAGATATAAGAACTGGTGATCATATACCTGACGCAACTGTTTTATGTCCAGGTCTCGATGCGGTAGAAAATGTTGGATCGGGATTTTACATAACAATATTAAATGACGGTACATATACTTGGAGTGTATCAAAAGAGGGGTATTACCCAAAGAGTGGAACGGTCATAGTAGAAGGAGATGAAGCGGAAGATATTCACGTATTGGTAGAGCTTCAACCATTAACACATGAAATTAAATTTATCGTTACAGATGAAGATAGCGGCGACCCGATTATTGGTGCAACCATTGATGTTGTAAATAAAGAAAGTGGTGATACTGTATCTTTAACAGATAACGGTGACGGAACATATACTGCATTTATAATCAACGGTGAATATGATTATGATGTGTCAAAAGAAAAATATATCCCAGCAGACGGAGAATTTGAAATCGACCATGATGATGAAGTGGTTGAAGTACAACTTAAACTTGCTTGCGTAGTTCCAACTATTACAAGTGGAGATAGTATGTATTTCGTAATGGATGAAGAAGGTTTTGAACTCTTAGAATATACCGGAACAGAAGGAGAGTGGTCAATAGTTGAAGGTGATTTACCTGACGGATTAGATTTAGATCCTGAAACAGGTGAAGTTAGCGGAACGCCAACCGAATATGGAAACTTTATATTCACAGCGAAAATAATAAATGAGTGTGGTGAAGATGAAATAGAAATTGATTTATTCGTTTGTGCACCAGAAACAGAAATAATAAGCGATGATGAATATGAGATTGTAAGCGGATCGCCTGTTTCGATACAATTAACCACATCGGCAACATTGGGTACGTGGGAAATTGTAGATGGTGGTTTACCAGCAGGTTTAACGTTAAGTGAAACTGGTTTGATTAGCGGTACAGCAACTGAAATTGGTGAGTTTTGGTTCACAGTAAAAATGGAGGCACCATGTTGTGAAGACGAAATGGAAATTTATATGTTTGTCTGCGGAACACCAACTATTACAAGTAGTAATAATATGTACTTTGTAATGGGTGAAGAAGACGACTTTCAATTAACTGCTACCGGATCAGAAGGTCTTTGGTCTATATCAACAGGTTCATTACCATCTGGATTAACATTAGATGCTGGAACTGGTGAGATTAGCGGAACACCTACTGTATATGGTAACTTTACATTCACGGTTAAAATTGTAAATCCTTGTGGTGAAGCAACTCAAAACGTTAATATGAGCATTTGCGGTAAGCCTGAAATTACAAGTGCTAATCTTGGATTTGTAATGGATGAAGTTGGAGCGCGACAATTACAATATGACGGTAGTAGACCAGGAACATGGGCAATTGTAGACGGTGATTTACCTGCCGGATTAGCATTGAATGCTTCAACAGGTATAATTATTGGTGTACCAACCGAATTTGGGGTATTTGAAGTAACAGTAAAAGTTACCAATGTTTGTGATGAAGATACAAAAGAAATTATTATAACGGTTTGCGCATCGCCTGAAATTACAAATGAAAATACAATGGAATTCACAATAGGCGAATCAGGTTCTGAACAATTAACATCTTCTGGAACAGCGGGAACTTGGTCAATCGAAACAGGTACATTACCTGCCGGATTGACATTAAACGGAACAACCGGTGTAATTAGTGGAACACCTACCGAATTTGGTGATAGTTTCAAGTTCACGGTGAAAGTTACTAATCCTTGTGGTAGTGATACAATGGAGATTGATATGTTTGTTTGTGGAAAACCAGAAGTTACAACTACCGAAATGGAATTTGTAATGGGGGAAGAGAAAACTGAACACTTAACATTCACAGGGACTACACCAGGAACATGGACAATCGAAGACGGTGATTTACCGGAAGGGTTGGAATTAGATGAAGAAACTGGTGAAATTAGCGGTACACCGACCGAATTTGGCGAATTTTCAATAAGTGTAAAGGTTGAAAACCATTGCGGTGACGATATAAAAGAAATTGATATAATAGTATGTGGAGAACCGGAAATTACAAGTAGTAATACTATGGAATTTACAATGGGTGAACCGGGTTCTGAACAATTAACACATACAGGAACAGAAGGTACATGGTCAATTGTTAGCGGAGAAAGCGATGGAAGTTTTGATGACGACTTTGATGATGACTTCGATATTGGAGAAGAAGCAAGTGAATTACCAGATGGATTATCATTAAATCCGGAAACCGGTGTTATCAGCGGAACCCCAACTGAATTTGGAAACTTTACAATTACGGTTAAAGTTGAAAATGATTGCGGTGAAGATGAAATGGAGGTTGAAATAATAATATGTGGTAAACCGGGAATTATAAGTGACGAATTTGACATTGTAATGGGTGAACCAGAATCTATCTTATTATTACACGAAGGTAGTGCTCCCGGAACTTGGAATATAGAAGATGGTGATCTACCAGATGGTTTAACATTGAACGAGGCAACTGGTGAGATTAGCGGAACAGCAAGTGAATTTGGGGTATTTTCATTCACGGTTAAAGTAGTTAATGCTTGTGGTAGTGATACAAAAGAAATAGAAATAACTGTTTGTGCGGAACCAGAAATTACAAGTGACGATACGACAGATTTTGTAATGGGAAAACCGGGTTCTAAACAATTAACATATTCAGGTACAGAAGGTATTTGGTCAATATCAAATGGTATATTACCAAATGGGTTGGCGTTGAATACCATAACAGGTTTAATTAGCGGCACACCTACCGAATTTGGTGATTTTTCAGTTACAGTAAGAATAGTAAATGATTGTAACGAAGATAGTCAAGTAATTAATATGTTTGTTTGTGGAGAACCAGAAATTACAAGCGACGATGAAATGTTTTTTGTAATGGATGAAGAAGGTTCTAAACAATTAACATATGTTGGTTCACCTGGTGTTTGGTCAATATCAAATGGTGATTTACCAGAAGGTTTAGATCTAAACGGAGAAACAGGTTTAATTAGCGGAACAGCGACTGAATTTGGTGAATTTATGTTCACTGTAAAAATAACAAACGACTGTGGGGAAGACGAAATGGAGATCGAACTATTCGTTTGTGCAACAGATTCTGAAATAACAAGTGATAATGAGTATGAAATTGAAACCGGAAAAACTGTTTCAATACAATTAACTGCTTCTAAAACATTAGGTGAGTGGGTAATCGTAGATGGTGGATTACCTATTGGGCTGACATTAAATAAAGAAACCGGTTTGATTAGCGGAACAGCAACAGAATTTGGTGATTTCAAATTCACTGTAAAAATGGAAACAATTTGCGGTGAAGATGAAATGGAAATTGATATATTTGTTTGCGGTGCACCCGTTATTACAAGTGGTAATAGTATGAGTTTCGTAATTGATGAACCCGGTTCTGAAACATTAACATACACAGGAACAGAAGGTACATGGTCAATATCAGTTGGTTCATTACCAAACGGTTTATAACTAAACACTACAACCGGAGTTGTTAGTGGAACGCCCACTGTATACGGTAACTTTATGTTTACGGTAAAAATAACAAATCCTTGTGGTGAGGCATCTAGAAATATTAATATGTTCATTTGCGGAACACCTGAAATAACAAGTGGTGATAACATGTTTTTCGTAATGGGCGAGTCCAGTTCAGAAACATTAACATTTGACGGTAGTAGACCTGGAACATGGGCAATAGAAGAAGGGATATTACCAGGTGGTTTATTGTTAAACGGAACAACTGGTGTGATTACTGGAACTCCGACAGAGTATGGAGATTATGTTTTCACGGTGAAAATTACAAACCCTTGTGGTTGGGCAACAAAACAAATTAATATGTTGGTGTGCACCGAACCAGAAATAACAACAAGTATTAATGAATATGATGGTGTAAAAGGTAATCCTATTTCAATAGAATTAGAATCAATCGGAACAGACGGTGTTTGGTCAGTATCAGCGGGTAAATTACCTACAGGATTATTGTTAGATGATGAAACCGGAATAATTAGCGGAACACCAACAGAATTTGGTGACTTCACATTTACAGTAAAAATTACTAACCCTTGTGGAGTAGATACATTAGAGATAGAATTATTTATTTGTGGTCCAGCGGAAATTATAACAGGTCAGTATTTCCATTTTATACAAGAAGAAGAGGTTGAAGAAACATTAGAGTTTGAAGGAACTCATCCCGGTGTTTGGACAGCAGAAGATTTACCAGAAGGATTAGTGTTGTCAGAAGAAGGTAAATTAAGTGGCTCCCCAACAGAATTTGGTGAATTTAGAACACAAATAACTGTTAACAATGATTGTGGTGGAGATACAAAAGAATTTTTATTTGAAATAGATGATATTCATCGAATTATATTTGAAGTAAAAGATATAAGGACTGGTGATCATATACCTGATGCAACTGTTGTTTGCCCTGATTTAGAAATAGAAAACGTTGGTTATGGTTTTTATGTGACAAAATTGGTTGACGGAACGTATGATTGGACAGTTTCAAAAGAAGGTTATTATACTGAAACAGGTACGGTTATTGTAGAAGGAGATGAAGCAGAAGATATTCATGTATTAGTCTTACTCCAACCTTTGACACACGAAATTAAATTCATAGTAACAGATGAAGACAGTGGTGAACCGATTATTGGCGCAACCATTGATGTTGTAAATTCAATAAGTGAACAAGTTGTGTCTTTAACTGATAACGGCGATGGAACATACACGGCGTTTATAGTAAATGGAGATTATGATTATGATGTTTCAAAAGAAAAATATATACCAAAAGATGGTAGATTCAACATTAATCGTGATGATAAAGTAATTGAAGTACAACTTAAACTTGCATGTGAAATACCTGTTATTACAAGTAGTAATGAGATATTTTCCCTAATAGGTGAAGAAATTTTCTTACAATTGGAACAAGATGGTACACCGGGTGTATGGACATTGGTTGAGGTAACAGGTTATGGTGGTGATTTTAATAACGATTTTAGTAACGATTTCAGTATCGGTAAAAACACTGGTAAATTACCTATTGGGGTAACATTTGATTCTGAAAACGCTATTATTGGCGGTATACCAAATGAGTTTGGTATCTTTACCGTTACTGTAAAGTTGGAAAACGACTGTGGTGAAGATGAAATGGAAATTGAAATCTTTGTCTGTGCTGAATCCGAGATAACAAGTACTAATGAAATTATTAACGAAGAAGAGACTCTTCATACAGTAACACTTCTTACAACTATAGAGCGACGCACAAGTCAAATTTTCAACGGAAAGTTGTATATGCCACAAGAACAAGGTACCACCCTTGAAATTTTTGATTTGATAACTGAATCTAGTCGCACGGTAACACTTACAAATATGGGGCGATACACAAGTCAAATTTTCAACGGAAAGTTGTATATGCCACGAGCACATCAGTTTCCTACCGGTATCGGCACCCTTGAAATTTTTGATTTGGTAACTGAAGTTAATCGCACGGTAACGCTTCCTACAAATAATATGATGCGATACACAAGTCATATTTTCAATGGAAAGTTATATATGCCACAAAGTTGGGGTACAACCCTTGAGATTTTTGATTTGATAGAAGAAACTACTCGGACGATAACACTTCCTACAAGTATGGAACGATACACAAGTCAAATTTTCAACGGAAAGTTATATATGCCACAAAGTTTGGGTACAACCCTTGAGATCTTTGATTTGGTGACAGAAACTACTCGGACGGTAGCACTTCCTACAAATATGTGGCGAAACACAAGTCAAATTTTCAATGGAAAGTTATATATGCCACAAAATAACGGTACCACCCTTGAGATTTTTGATTTAACGACAGAAACCACACGCACGGTAACACTCCCTATAGAAGTGTCTCAGGCAAGTCAAATTTACAATGGAAAGTTATGTATGCCACGTTCTGGTGGTGGAACCACCCTTGTGATTTTTGATTTGATAGAAGAAACCACTAACATGGTAACACTTTCAACAAATACGTTCCTATTAACAAGTCAAATTTACAATGGAAAGTTATATATGCCACAAACCAATGGTACCACCCTTGTGATTTTTACCACCACAATTATAAAATCAAGTTTATTTGAAATAGAAACAAATAAATATGTTTCAATACAATTAACCGCTTCTGCAACTCCTGGAACATGGGTAATTACAGAAGGTGTATTACCACTTGGTTTAGTGTTAAATAATAAAACTGGGTTGATAAGTGGTATTGCAACCGAATTTGGAGAGTTTACATTTACGGTTGAATTGGAAACACCTTGTAGTATTGATACAACGGAAATTAACATGTTTGTTTGCGGCGCACCTGTTATTACAAGCGGTAATAGTATGTATTTCGTAATGGGAGAAGGTGACTATAGTGAACAATTAGAATATGTTGGCACAGAAGGTGAATGGTCGGTTTCAACAGGAACATTACCTAGTGGTTTATATTTAAATCCAATAACCGGTGTTGTAGATGGTACCCCGAATGTATATGGTAACTTTACTTTCACAATTAAAATTGAAAACCCTTGTGGAGAAGCAACTAAAAACATTAGTATGTTCATTTGCGGAAAACCAACCGTTATAACTAATCAGTTAAATTTTGTTAGAGGTGAATTTGGTTCAGAAGAATTAATATTTGCTGGTAGTAGACCTGGATATTGGTCAATATTTGGTGGTAGTTTTGACGATGAGGATTTTGATGAATCCTTTGAGACAGAAGACGCTGAATTACCATATGGTTTATCATTAGATCCAAATACCGGTATTATTAGCGGAACACCGATTGAAATAGGAAACTATGCAATTCTTGTTAAAGTTGTTAATCCTTGTGGTGAAGCAACAAAAGAAATTAATATATTAATATGCGATGAATTTGATATAACAAATGATAATCAATATGATATTATAAAAGGTGATCCTATTTTAATACAATTAACAACTACTTTTGGTAAAAAAGATGAACCAATAGCACATTAATATCTATTTATGAATAAAAGAAAAATAATATTTAAATATAAAAAATTATGGATTCAAAATTAATAAACGAATGGACAATTATATACGGTAGATTACCAAATGGTTTGTTGTTGGATAAGGAAACCGGTGAAATAAGCGGTATCCCAACCGAAACAGGTAACTTCACATTTACTGTAAAGGTTGTAAATCTTTGTGGAGAAGAAACAATGGAGATAGAATTGTTTGTTTGCGCAATGCCTGAAATTACGACCGCACCATATTTTCATTTTATACAATTAGAAGAAATTGAAGAAAAAATATTAGAGTTTGAAGGAACTCAACCAGGAGTATGGTCTGCTGTTAATTTGCCAGACGGGTTAATATTATCGGAAGACGGAAAACTAACAGGAACACCAACCGGATATGGTGAAATAAAATCAGAAATAACTGTTACCAATGCCTGTGGAGCAGATACTGTAGAATTTCTTTTTGATTTAGATGATGTTCATCAAATTATATTTGAAGTAAAAGATAAACGAACCGGTGAACATATACCTGACGCAACAGTTATTTGCCCTGATTTGGAAATAGAAAATCATGATAATGGTTTTTATACAACAATACTGAATGACGGGGAGCATCCTTGGCATGTTTCAAAAGAAGGGTATTTTCCAGAAGAAGGGACCGTTGTAGTAGAAGGAGATGAGGGGGAAGATATTTATGTGTTGGTGGAACTTCAACCAACAACATATGAATTAAAGTTTATTGTTACATATGAAGATACAGGAAATCCGGTAACAGATGCTACTATTGGGGTTATAAATTCTGAAACTGAACAAATTATTTCTTTAACAAATAAAGGTGGTGGTGTGTACTCTACATTTGTTGAAAATGGTAAATATGATTGGGGCGTTTCAAAAGAAAGTTATATTCCAGTAGATGGTGACGTTACTATTAATTATGCGGACGAGGTAATTGAGGTTGCGCTTATCCAAACTACAAAAGAATTAATATTTAAGGTAATAAATAATGGTGGTAGTTTTAGTGAACTACATTTTGATAATTCTTTTGATGTTGGCGGAAGGTTAATTAATGATGCGACGGTTGTTTCTGGTAATTCACTGATTGATTTAGATATAACAAACAACAATGACGGTACTTATAAAACAGAAGTGTTTTCTGGTACATATAACTATGCAATATCAAAAGAGGGATTCATAACCGAAAAAGGTAGTGTAGTGGTGCAAAGTGAAAATGTTGAAGTTTCTGTCCCACTTTCTGAAATAGTTGGTATTATAACAGTAAATGCGACTGTTGCCCTGAGTAATGCTACTTGTAGTGCAACAATATCAGCATCTCCTGTATTATCTGGTTATACATATGATTGGTCTTTATGGAATATGGATACAGAAACTTTAATTTCACAATCTCTTAATCAAACAGGTACTACATGGAATATGGGAGCAATGAGTAGTGGAAATCAAAATGTACCTCTTGAAGTACGCTGTACTGTAAAAGAACCTGTTTCGTCCGGCACCGCTTCGTTTGTTTGTACCCCACTTCCTTTGTGGAGAGTAACACAATTAAACCCTACTTTGACGGTAAATAGAGCAAATATAATAACAGGTGAAACATTTATTGCCACATGTACAAACACCGTCGGAATGTCGCCGTTTGAATATGTATTTGAGGTGATTAACCGCAGTAACGGTGAAGTAATACACGGTCCAATAAATCAAGATGTGTTAAATATATTTGAATATACACCAGCGACATTAGGAAATTATGGTGTTCGTTGTAGAGTGAATGTAAAAAATATACCTGTTGAATTTTATGATCAAACAGATGGGTTAGCAACAAGACTCGCTACCGTTAGTGGTCAAACTGATAACATTGCTAGGGTTGATGTATACGATCCTATTGTTGCGACAATATCAACACCAAAATTAGGTCTGATGGAAGATGAACCGTTTGTTGTAACATGTACTTGGTCTGGTGGTTTAAGTCCATTTAGTTTTATTTGGAGTATGTGGCGAAAAGATGGTAGTACTTATACACAAATTGGAGCAAATACCACTACTACATCTTTTCAATATGGTAATGGTACATCAGCTTTATTTCCTACTCAATTTGCAACGCTCTTTACAAGTGGTGAAGCGAGTGGAATTAAAGAGGTTGAATTTAGATGTAGAGTAGAGAGTACTTCAACTTTATTTAACCCTCGTTTATCATGTGATGTGGTTCCAATTGTTGTTCAAATAGAACGACCACCATTTCAGTTTGTTTCAATAACATTGGAAGGTACTGAACCTGGAGATGGTGACGATGGGAAAAGTCCTAGTCATTTTTTTGGAACAACCATAAAGGCAACTATTAATTTTACTGGTGGTACACTACCAATAACACGTTACCAAAGAAGATTATCAACCCTTACAAATACAAATGGAAATTTAATTGCACTTGGTGATATTACACCGCTATCACCAACATTTGAGTTTATATGGCCGGTGTCAAACGGATCAACAAGTGGTAATGTTGATCATGTTACCTTGTATTGTACAGTAAGAGATAATAAGAATAGAGAAATAAATGGTAGTATAATAATATATAATTATATGTTTGGTAAACTATCTGGTATTATCACTTACAATCAGAAAAAACCAACAGGTGATGAAACGCTACCATACGTTATAACACCATATGGTGGTGTTGGAACAGTTTATTATAGTTGGAAAATATACGATAATGAAACCAATGAATTAGTTGCAACGATTCCATCAATTGGTACCCAAACCGGTACAACTATTAATTATGCAATTCCCTCAAGTCTTGCTCATTATGATGCTTTGATAAAATAATATAAAAATAATATAAAAAAATAATAATAAAATGGCACATTATCCATACAATGATTTACGTTTAGAATGTACAATAACCAATAGCGGAAATTCAAATGAATTTGTTGCAAAAGAGTGGGTTACACCAGCCGTACCGGTTGCAGCATGGGAGGGGACAAAAGAACCTATGTTAACTGGTTTAGCATTTCCCAAACCAACAAATTTGAGATATGCTAATATAACCAACCATGTCTATTCGCCAACAAGAAATACCGCATATTATTATAATAACCAAGTTATTCAATATTCAAGTGTATTAAGTCCAATTCGGTTAGTATATATATTGAAAATTACCGATTTTATTATGACAAGTTGTACGGTTGGGTGTTTGCACCCAGACGGGGTAATATTTTTATGTAATAATAACACTAGTTCTTCAAGAGCAATATTAGTAAAGGAAATAAGTGAAGAACCATTTGCTGATTATGAAACAATACATAATTATCCGGGTGCTTTACCGGATACTAATGGTAATAGGAGACTTCATTTTGTTCATTATTATGATAATAAATTCTATGCGCAAAATGGTGTAGTATATGATATGAATTATAACGAAATTGCTACCCATTTAGTTGATAACACAGCAAAAGTAGCACCCGTTAATCCAAAACTTCAACCAAATAGATGGTGGATTGGTACAGCTACTGCAAATGGTGGAACAAAATCGTGTTATATTTCAAATAATGATAGTGCGAATAGTTATACAAATTCTTTATCTGTTTCCCATTTTTATCGTGATGTTGAAATTAATTCAACAACAACTGATCCAGCATCAATATCGTTTAATTGGAAAGGTGTTGGTGATACGACTTGGGGTTATTTACAGTTTCGTGTTATAGAAACTAGTGAAACGCCGGTACCAGGTACACTACCTTCAGGATCCTCTCTTGTTGGTAATTTATTTAATAGTTCAGTGTGGATAAATAGAGTTGTTACTCTAGGTGAAATGTCTGGTGTAAAACGTATTGTGTTTACATGGCGTAATACCGCAAATACTACTTACCAACCACCTGCTGCCGTAGATAACATTATTATTAAGACGAATGTTGGTCCAGATATTATTGAGGATTTTGAGAGCGGTGATGGTACAACACTTGATAATTGGGTGTTTCCGGATCCTCTAGTTATATTACCACCAAATATATCATATTACGGTTTTAATACAGAAAGAGATATATTATATGGTTATAATGCTAATCTATTGAATACAAATAATGGGGATGGAAAATTTCTTTGTAATATTCGTATTAATAATACCGGAAATTTAATTCTAGCTGTTTATGATGTTGTAAGTAATAATGTTAAAGTGTTAAATAGCATAGTAACAAATAATATATCATATTTTGGTTATTATTTTGCGAATAATTGTGTTGTTGTATTAATGCATGATATTTTGGACTCCCAAACACCAAGAATGGCAAAGGTTAAAATATATGATTTAATTTCCGATAATATAACGGAATTAGATATTAAACGATCAACCACTTTCACAACTTTTTATGTTAGACCAACATTTGATAAAAGATATGTAAACATTGCAACAAATCTTACTGTTGCTACTACACCACGCATATATGAAACATATTTTACATTTGTTGATACTATTGATAAGCGAATAATAACCAGAAACGGATCATATTCTTATAATAATAATTCTGGTAGTAACGATACTGCTCTTTCTTTTCATATGACTTATGCGTATGCTTTTATTGAATATGAAGGTGAATTTGTTGGTATCCATACAAAATTGAGTGATGGTAATGCGCTACATTCATTATGTGATGTTCCGGTAGTTCTTGGTGATAGAATATATTCATACGGACATACTTCAGCAAACCATCCTGTTTATTTTGTGGATAAAACGAATCAATTAACATTATTATCAACAAATGATAATACATATCAAGAACTTAATCCAACAACCACACCTGTATGGTTTTTACCTACTTCTAATCTTGTTTATTTACAATATAATAATAATATATATAAAATAGGTATTTCTAATTTTTATGTTGGAACTAATAATTATAGCGTTTCGTTGGTTGTTTCGGTTTATGATGTTGCTTCTTATTCATGGAGTGTTGTTAATAAATTGAATTTATCTAGTGGTAATAATAATAGTGATTTTAGAATTATTCGCGCATGTTTTGATGAAGATTATGTGTATTTATTAGTAAACTATGCAAATAGTACCGCATTAAGAATAATTATATTTAATAAAATAACATACGAGTTAATATCAAATACTGATGCTCAACGTAATCAACCATTTTATATTAGTTTTAATAATACTCAAACTGCTCTTTGGAATTTTAGTAGTAGATATGGAAATGGTAGTAGTAATTTGCGACCAACAATATCAACATCTAATATGTTTTATAACAATTTTTATCTTTTCTTTGACATTAGTTATACACCAGTCCCATTTATGATATATGATATGAAAACACGTATAATTCATCAAATGATGTGGGATGGTTGTAATAGTACAACCTCTGGACTATCTATACCAAGTAATACGGCTAGTAATTATACAATTACATTCGTTGAGTTGGATAATAATAAAATATTAGCTTCAGCGTTTTTTAATAATAATTTTAGTTTAATATTAGAACATGATTTATCTACAAGATCAACTATTTTGTTAAACCATTCAAACTGGAATGATAGTACTATGGGGCGTGAAAGAAAACTTGTACTTGGTAATATTTATAGGGTTGCTGATCGTATATATATTAATACCACAGCAACCACAGGTGGTGTGGCATTTGATCTTGATTATAACCCTGTTTCTTTTAGTGGTATTACACCAACTCAAGATTATTCAGATTATTATCGTCTTAATTATAATAACATTACACCTCATTATTTTGTAAATTCAGATAACACAATAATAAAAGATAATGATGTTATAACTGTAACAAATATTGATTCCGGATATGTTTTAAGAACACATCTTTATGTGGATGGTATGTCATGTGTGTTATGTGGAAGAACTAACGATAAACCAAGATTATATCTTTTAAATGAAGATTTTTCAGTTACATTTTTACGTGAATATAATGAAAGTAGTATTTCTCATACCAGTAATAATAATATTATTAATAGAAATGTTTGGAATATTGGAAAAAATGTTTTATATTCCGGTAGGATACCGAATACATTGCCTTTGAAAAGGATACCTTCAAACGTTTCCTCAATGAGTTATATCAACCCAATGAGAAATCATGATTCATTTTATCTTGTTTCATTCGCTAATGGTGGTATTATGAAACAAACTGGTCCAACAACATTTACATTAACTACTGCGCCTGTTGAATATACATATAGCGCATTTGGTATAAGCACAAATACAATACTTTTACGTGGAAGATATGCTGGTACTAGTAACGATTTGTGGTATAAATGGGATGAATTTAACACTCCTGCATGGGTTCAATGTGGTGGTACTAATCCATCTTCTCCAACACTTGTTACACAAAATACTTGTACTGATAGGATTTATATTATGAATAGTAGTCAAATATTTAAATATGATCGTAATACAAATACTATTAATTTATTTCAAACTTTGGGTGGTTTTATTGCTACTGATTTGTATATACAACATAAAGATCACAAAGAAGGTAGAATGTATTTTGTTAGAAATAATATACTATATAGAGAATCAGATGATTTATTATCAATAGTAGAAGTGTTAAGAAGCGAAACTAATATTGTTAATGTTATTATTTGTCCCGGAGATTTGTTGTATTATGCTAATACAAGGGATGTGTTTTCATTTAATGGAGTAACACAAAATAGAATTGGTACAACAGGGTCAACGACTAATATTGTTGATATAGCAATTGATGGTGATGGAGTGATTTGGGGTATAACAGGTAGCACAACATTTAATATTAAAAATGGTGTTATAAGTGAAAGTATTACAATGTGTAGATATATAACTGTATCAAGTCAAACTAATCAAAGAGAATTATCAGCGACTTATGGTGCACTAACAAGACTTATAATTGAACCAGAACATAATAGAAGGTTTATGTTTAATACTAATTATCAATTTTATTGGTCTGATTTATACAATATTAATATAACACGTACTCAACGAACTATTGATACCGGAAGGATAAGATTATTTTTATATAATAATTATATATTTAGTATTAGTGATACTGAAGTAGTGGTTTGGTTCGTAGATGTCTACGGGAATCTCGTGTCTTCAGAATTTGATTGGCAAATGGGTAACGATAAAAGACATCTCGTTTGTTATAAACCGTTTGCGGTTGGTGCTGATACACATATATGGGATAACCCTAACCCAAGTGGTGTAATTGAAAATATGCACACCAGTGATATAACTGATGTGATAACCGACCAGTATTCTGGTTGGATGCAAATAGCTGGTAATTGGGAATCTTTTAATGCAATTGTACCTAGAAAGTCTAATGAATATTCATATAATAGTAGACCAAGATTTTGGGATCAAAATATTAAAATTAATAATATGGAAGTTGCTAGCAGAGTTTCGATATGGACAGGAACTGAAAGTATATATTTACCACTTAATATTATTGCTGTAACAAATAAACTTGTTGGTTCAGGAAATGATTTAAGGATTTCATTGACTGTAAAGGGAAGTGGGTATATGTACCTTAGTTGGGGTGTAGATTCACCAATACAAGTAGAATTGACCGGTTCTGAACAAACATTCGATTATCAATACACAGCAAAAAATTTTCATACAATAACTATCTATGCAAATGATGTTACATACTTTAAATGTACTAAAGCTAAATTAATGCAGGTGGATATATCGAAAAATAAAACATTAACACGTATAGATGTTCAGGATAATTTATTATGGGAATATGAATTAAATCATATTATTGAACATCTACCACCAGTAACAGGAGGAACAATTAAAATTTGTGATAATCCTGCTTCAGATACTTGTGATAGATTTAGTGTTATTGAAAAAGGATGGGATTTTGATGCATATCAGGATAATATTGATATCACAGAAGTCAATAATTCTATTGTAAATATTTATGATACACATGGTGATATAGATGATAATGAAAATAATGTTAAAACCATTGAACAAGCAAGAGCAAGTGTTATGCGCATTCTTGCAACCACATATCCTGTGGATTTTAATGATGTGAAACCAACGTTAGAAGACATTGCGTTTGTTCCTGCCGGAGGTGGTGTAAACGGTTATTATGATTTTTATATGAAACTCAATAAGTGTGAGGGAGCAGAACAGATCGTAGGACCATTAAGATTAGATATTTGGGCAGTTTAAATTTAAAAATAATACAATAAAAATATAATAAAAATGATAAAACAGGATTTAATAGAATTTATTGAAACCAGAGTATTTCAAAATACAGATAATACAATAAGAGCACAAGCTGTACAGGAAGCGTTATACGAAATTGTTAAAAATGTGTGTGGAAAAGCAAAATCACGCGAACCATACCTGATTACCAAAATCAATGAGTATATTTATCCAAATTTGACTTCTGATATTACAGATATTGTGTTGCAGGATATTCTTGTATTAATGGTTGATGAATTATGGTTTCATGAAGACTCAAAAAATGACCTTATAACATACATTCAAGAAAATGTTGTAGCAGAGATAACCGGTGATATTTTGAGCGTTGTGTTGGTTAAAATGGTTAACGATCTGTGGTATGATCCGGCAGAGTTTTGTTCTTGTGAAATACCGTTGGCAGCAGGAACCGTTGGGGATAATATTAGTTGGAAAATATGTTCTACATATAAAGCATTGTGTTTGGAAGGTGCCGGTGATATGTTAAATCTTGAACACGGACAATACGGGTGGGAGAGTTATAATAACGATATTAAAATAGTTGTTATTGATAATGGAATTACTTCCATTGGAAATTCTGCCTTTTCGTTTAATACAAATCTAATTGATGTTGTTATTGGAAATTCTGTTAGAATAATAGGTGAGAAGGTTTTTCAAGGTTGTAATAAATTACCTTTAATAATTTTTCCGAATTCGGTTACTTCTCTTGGTCAATATATTTTTGATGGATGTAGTGAATTATCAATGATTGAAATGAGTGGTTCGATTAGATTTATTGGGGATTCTGCATTCCGTAATTGTATAAATTTAAGTGAAATAACCTTACCAAACTCAGTGACAACTATTGAATCATTTGCATTCAAAGGTTGTATAAATTTAAGTGAAATAACCTTACCAAACTCAGTGACAACTATTGAAGACGGTGTTTTTGATGGTTGTAGCGGTTTGCTTGATGTTTATATGGGATTTTCGACTACAAAAATTGGTGATTTTGCTTTTAATAATTGTATAAATTTAAGTAAAATTATAATACCGGATTTTGTAACCTATATTGGAACATCATCTTTTCAAAATTGTGCTAATTTAATTGAAGTAATTATACCATTTTTAACGGAAGTAATAGGGGAATATGCCTTTATGGGTTGTGGTAAATTAACCAGATTAACTATTGGGGATTCGGTAACAACAATTGCTAATAATGCTTTCAGCGGTTGTGTAAATGTAGAAAGAATCGCAAATTATGCTATGGTACCACAAATAATTAATATTAATGTGTTTGATGGTATAAATAAAAACACTTGTTTATTATTGGTTCCTGGGGAAGCATTTGATTTGTATAAAGAAACTGATGTTTGGAAAGATTTTATAAATATTGAAAAATTTGACGTTGAAGAAGAATTTTGTACATGTAATAACCCAATAGTAGAAAATATTCTTGGTTCACAATCCAATAAATGGTGGATTGGTACATCTACTGCAAATGGTGGAACAAAGTCATGTTATATTTCAGATAATAATAGTACAAATACTTATAATTCCACAACATCTATTTCACATTTTTATCGCGATGTTGAAATTAATTCAACAACAACAAATCAAGCAGTACTATCGTTTGATTGGAAGTGTGCCGGATGGTCATCTAGTAACGGTTACTTAAGTGTTCGTGTTATAGAGACTACTGAAACACCTATTCCCGGTGTGTTTCCTTCAGGGACATCAATTGTTGGTAATTTATGGAATAATCGGTCAACATGGTTAAATAGGGTTGTTAATTTAGGTAATATGTCTGGTGTAAAACGTATTGTGTTTACATGGTATAATACTTCTGGTGTTGATAACCCACCTGCTGCCGTAGATAACATTATTATTAAGACGAATGTTGGTCCAGATATTGTTGAGGATTTTGAGAGCGGTGATGGTACTACACTTGATAATTGGGTTATTAATGGGGAAACTGGACCAAAATGGAAAATATGTCCAAATAATACTTTGTGTATCACTGGTAATGGTATTATACCCAATATACCAAATGGTACACTTTGGAAATCCACAAGTAATTCTGCTATTATTCAAAGAATTGTTATTGGAAAAAATATCACTTCTATTGCCGCTAATGCTTTTGAAAATCTTAAAAATGTAATGAGCGTAAGTATTGGAAATTCTGTTACTGTTATCGGTAACTATGCTTTCAGTGGTTGTGATAATTTAAATGATGTGAATATTGGAAATTCTGTTATAAATATTAGTCAATATGCTTTTCAGAACTGTTTTAATTTACAGAGAATAATTATACCGAATTTGGTTATTACTATAGATAACTATGCTTTTAGTGGTTGTAGTAGTTTGATGAATGTAATTATTGGTAACTCTGTTGCAAGTATTGGTAACTATGCTTTTAGTGGTTGTAGTAATTTACCAAGAGTAGTAATCCCTAATTCAGTAATAACTATTGGTAATTATGCGTTTTCTAATTGTAGAAAATTAACAGAAATAACAATACCAGATTCTGTAACATCAATTGGTAGCAACACATTTTCTTATTGTACTAGTTTAACTAATGCTATTATTGGAAATTCTGTAACATCAATTGGTAATTTGGTTTTTGAGGCATGTCGTGATTTAACAGAAATTACAATTGGAAGTTCTGTTAGTTCGATTGCATCAAACGCATTTTCAGGTGGTTCTAATTTAATATCTAATAGATGGCATGTTGGTACAGCAATAAATAATGGCGGTAATAAATCGTGTTACATTAGTAATAATAATAAAGATAATACTACTTCAGGTATTTCATCTAGCGGAATGGTATATTTTTATCGAGACATTAATATTAATTCAACAGAACAAAATCGTGCAACAATTTCATTTGATTGGATGTGCGTTGGACCAAATTGGGGTATAGATTTTGACGCATTGAGAGTGTATCTCGTAGATACCAATATAACCCCTGTGGCGAACACCTTATTAACTAATGAATTTATTCTTCTAAATGGAAATCAACAAGGTACTAATAATACTTCATGGCAGAACTATAATTATGTGACACCAATAATGCAAAAGGAGATGCGCCTTATATTTGGTTGGAGAAAAAATAGTGGTTTAACTAGTAATTATACAGCAGCAATAGATAATGTTCGTATCAAAACAAATATCGGAGCAGATATTTTTGAAGATTTTGAAAATGGAAACGGTGATAGATTAGATGGTTGGGAAATTGTAAACGGTGGGTTTATGATGAATTTGAAAAAAATTACTATAGTAGATGGTGATAACCCTTTAACACTTAATAATATATTTCCGAATACAGTTGAAGAAGTATATATAGGTAGAAATATATATAATTCTTCAGCATCACCTTTTGGTGTCGGCGTTAAAAAAGTTACTATAAATAATAATGTTGCTGTACTTGGTGATTCTCTTTTTTCTAATTGTGTTAATTTATCTGAAATCACTCTTCCTAATTCACTTATATTAATTAATAGTTATACATTTAGCGGTTGTACTTCTTTATCTAGTATTATTATACCTAATTTAGTTGAGTATATTAATCCTAGTGCATTCCAAAATTGTACTTCTTTATCTAGTGTTACCATTGGAAATTCGGTAAAAACTATTAGTACTTCTGCTTTTAGCGGTTGTACTTCTTTATCTAGTGTTACCATTGGAAATTCGGTAGAAACTATTGGTACTTCTGCTTTTAGCGGTTGTACTTATTTATTTAGTGTTATCATTCCAAATTCGGTAGAAACTATTGGTACTTCTGCTTTTAGCGGTTGTACTTCTTTATCTAGTGTTACCATTGGAAATTCAGTAAAAACTATTAGTGCTTCTGCTTTTAACAATTGTAATAGTTTAGTAGAAATAACAATCCCTAGTTCCGTTTTATTAATTGAAAATAATTGTTTTAACGGGTGTACTAATTTGAAAAAACTAACTATAGATGGTACTAATAGCAGTGATTTGGTGTTGAATAGTGTTGGTAGTACTGTTAATAACTCACCGTTTCCTAATAGCATACAAGAGGTATATGTAAATAGAAATATATCTCGTAGCAATGGTATGTGGGCATTGTTTGGTATAAATGTGGTGAAATGTGTTGTTGATGTAGATGTTACATATATTGAAAATTATGCTTTTAATCGTTGCACTTTGTTAAAAGAATTGACTATACCATTGACTTTATCAAGAGTTAAAGAACATGCATTTAATAGTTGTATTTTATTAGAAAATATAGAAATACCAACTTCTATTGATGAAATTGAAAATAGTGTTTTTTATAATTGTGTTAGTTTTACTTCGGTGATAATACCAACAAATATTAAAAAAATTGGTGTAAATTCCTTTAATAGTTGTAGGGGGTTAGTTTCAATAACGATACCTAATTCTGTTATAGAAATTGGTGAGGGTGCATTTAGTGCTTGTAATAGTTTACCTGAAATAACTATACCAAATTCAATTACTTCAATTAGTAACGGTGTGTTACAATCATGTAAAAGTTTGAAAAAAGTTAATCTCCCAAATACAATTGTGTCAATTGGGAATTATGCTTTTTATGATTGTATTGTTTTAGATGATATAACAATACCATCTTTAGTTACATCTATTGGTGTTGGTGGATTTGGAAATTGTTATAATTTACCTTCACCAACCCTTCCAAATATTTTGGAAATAAATGACCACACTTTTCAAAATTGCGGTACTTTTACAAACATAACAATTCCAAATTCAGTAACGAGAATTGGTGTAAGTGCTTTTTTTGGTTGTAGTAAATTGGTTAGTGTAAACATAGGTAGTTTTGTAACAACAATCGAAGACAATGCTTTTTGGCAATGTATTTTTTTACCATCAATAACTATACCGAATTCGGTTAAAACAATTGGGGAGAATGTGTTTCTTGGTTGTTATAGTTTAACTTCTGTAACTATTCCAACATCTGTTATATCAATAGGTAGAAGTTGTTTTCAGGGGTGTTTAGCATTACCTTCAATTCAAATACCGAACTCAATTACTGTTCTTGAAGACAATCTTTTTCTTGGATGTACTAATTTAACCGTAGTAAATTTACCTAACTCAATTTTAACGATTAAAGATTGTGTATTTAAAAATTGTGTTAAATTACCATCAATAGTAATCCCAAATTCTGTTATTACAATTGAAAGTAGTGTTTTTGAAAATTGTACAAGTTTAATTAGTGTTACGATTGGCACTTCTGTTGTAAAAATAGGTCATAACTGTTTTTTCAGATGTACTGCTTTGCCATCAATTGTTTTTCCTAATTCTGTAACAACAATAGGACAATATTGTTTTTTTGAATGCGCATCTTTAACTTCGGTTACATTACCAAATACCCTTAAAGTGGTTGGTATGAAATCGTTTTATAATTGCACAGGATTACTTTCGATAACTTTCCCGAATACGGTTGAAATAATTGAAGAAGCTGCTTTCCAATTATGTTCAAAATTGGAAGAAATAACAATACCAGATTCTGTTATTACTATTAGCGCACATGCTTTCAGAGTATGTACTAATGTAACCACATTGAGTCTTGGAAATTCAGTTGAAACTATTGGAGAATATGCTTTCCAAGGATGTAATAAAATAAATGGAATTACTATACCAAACTCTGTTATAACTATTAGAGAATACGCGTTCCAAGGATGTACCGGAGTAACCTCCTTGTCTATAGGAAATTCAGTTGAAACTATTGGAGAATATACTTTCCACAATTGTAGAATGGTAAGTATAACAATTCCTTCATCAACTACAAGTATTGGGAGAAACGCTTTCCAAGGATGTAGTTCTGCGATCACTTTGGTTATTAATAACGGTCTTACTTTGATTAATACAGAATGTTTCAGTGGTTGTAGCGGATTAACTTCAGTATCTATACCAAATTCAATTACAACGATTGGAAATTATGCTTTTGCTACCACTTCCGCTTTAAGTACGATAACATTACCAAATTCAATTACGGCGATTGGAAGTTATGCTTTTACAAATAGCGGATTAACTTCAGTAACAATACCGAGTAATAGTACCTTGAAAATAATATCTTCATATTGTTTCAGTAGTTGTACTAAATTAACTTTAGTGACAATACCGGATACAATTACAACGATTGGAACTGGTGCTTTTACGAGTACTACCACTTTAAGTGCAATAACATTACCAGATTCTATTACAAGGATTGAACCTTACGCATTTCAAAATAGCGGATTAGTTAGTATTGATCTTGGAGATTCGCTTACAACCATTGAGTATGGTGCATTCCAGAATTGTACTAAATTAGAAAATATAATTCTACCAGAATCTTTAACAACATTAAGTTGGGATTATAATAATGACTGGGCGACTTATGGTGTTTTTAATAATTGTACTAGTTTGAAAAACATAAGTATTCCGTCTAAAGTTGTGTATTTACCTTCTAATATATTCCAGAGTTGTGCTGCGTTAGAAGCAGTGACACTTCCGGTTGGGTTATTGAGAATTTGGACGAGAGCATTTAGTGGTTGTACTGCTTTAAAGAATTTTTATAATTATTCAACACTTCCTCAAACACTTGATGCAAATGTTATGGTTAATGTACCTGTTTCTACCTGTGTATTACATGTACCTGAAGGAAGGATTACAACATATCAATCATATGATATTTGGAAGGACTTTACGAATATTGTTGAAATAGTCTAAAATACCATTCCAATAAAATCCCCATTACATTCAATGGGGATTTTTGTTTTATGGATATTCTGGGTTATCGTGATATAAGAGGAATGTAAAAATACACTCATCGCAACCCCAACCGAAGTCATCATACCAAAAACCAACCTTTGCTCCACAATCACTGCAATGGCGTTGAAAAAATAGTTTTATTTTTTTCCACATAATTAAAAATTTTATTTTTGGTTTTAGTAAATATACAAAAAACCCCGAAAAATTAAAATTTCGAGGTTTTTATTGTTATTATAATAGTATTTGTTATACCATTTCCATGCCCTGTTGGGTTATAACCCATTCTATCTCAATGTATTCCAACATACTATTAGGTTTAATCCATATTTTTGCCGGTAGAGTTCTATTTTCACGAGCTTCAACTGAATTATCAACTTCAATACGATAGTCGCTGATACCTCTATTTGTACGAACATCGTTTAGAATTGTACTAGTATTCGACTTGAATTTATTGGCAGTTGTCATATCATTTGGAGTGAATAACAATCCTCTGTTAGCGTGTTCTACCAGTTCTTTCATTCTAATCATCATACGTCTTACACCAATTCTTGTCAATGGTTCTCTGTCGCCGTCGTAAGAAACCTTAAGATTCTTTTGTCCCCAAGAATAAACTCCCTGTTTGGAGAATTTAACGACTGGGTTGATACGACTTGCTGTAAGAGCATCAGTTTCTTCCATTTTCAGGATTTTACGTGGTCCAATACAATCAATTTGACCGTTGTTAATACCTGCGGCAGGATACCATGAATATGAGGTGTTATCAATTTGTGTCATTAATTTGATAATATCCTTTGTGATTGGTAAGAAAATTGCTTTATTTTCCGCCATATCGTAGTATTGACACCATGGATAGTATGTTGCGGTATAAGAAGAGTCGGTTTCCGCTACTTCCAGATTACCTACAACATCAAGTGCTGAATACATATTTGCAGGATTATCGTTTGCACCAGAAGGTTTGTCTGGGGTTGTTACAATGTAAATTGTTTTTTGATTGTAATCCCTTTCAACAACGTCTAATGCTTCTTTGTATAACAAAGTATCATTTACGTAGTCAATACCAGGTGTTGCGAAAACGTTTATTGGGGTTGCAAATGGGTTTGCCATTGTTTCATATCCTGCCCAGAAAGCATAGAAGTCTGAAGTTATTCCTCCGGCAGGTATTCCGTAATCGTCGTGTAAAACACTAAATCTTGAACCGGCACCGGATACACCAGATATTCTTCCTCTGTATTTGTTTCTCTTGAAATTATCAGAAGTTGTTCTTATTGTTCTGTAAGGATCCCAACCATCATAACCGCCGTAGAAACATACCGTAAATTTACGCATATTCATATCTTCATATATAGTTCCCAATACATCTTCGGCAGTTGAAATCATAGGTGGTTCATCTTCGCTACCTTTCATTTCCAGAGGCGGAGTTTGCCACGTAAATACACCTTTTGTATGAAGATCGGCGTTTGTACCTGTGCAATCTACATTCGGGTTTTCACCATCAACAATGGTATTACAATTAGATATTCTTGAATCTAAGTGGAAACCGTCTGTATAATATCCGTCCGTATATGCGCTTCTACCTTTGTATGAGAAAATATCAGTATCAATACCAGTTAAATCAGATAATCCGAAATATTGGCGTTTTGGTTTCATTCCTTCATAAACTTGTGTGTTGTATGCTAATTGCGGTTTTTGAACATTTGAACCCAAATATCTTACAGGATAACCCAAAAATCCACAAGGAATAGCGTATTTGATAGTATCGTTATCAGCAACTTCAACCATAATAAATGAAGACCTCTGAATAGTACTTCCGTTTACATCACCAATTCTGTTTAGAATATATCCAGAACTTGCTGGATTAAGATTACAAGATTTAAATATTTCCAACGGTTTTGCTGAACCATCATTGTCATAGAAATCACGAACAACAACATCAAAATTTAAGGTAGCAGGATTAATATTCTGTATACTTATCTTGTAAAGTGTGTTTGCGTTGGTTCCATCTGATATGGTAAAAAATCTGAACAACTTTTTAACCTCATTTATCGAGAAGTTACCCATCATTTGAGAAACAACCCAAGGTGTTACCGGTGTTCTATATGGTTCCATATAATCCGAAATATTACCGATTACTCTTTGGATGACATTTATATCGTTTCCTATTTTTACCTCATACTCTTCACCGGGTATAAAACCGCTACCAGGATTAATTATATTTATTTCAACAACACTTTCTTCTTTAATAACCGCTTCTGCTATTGCTGGTGTTCCGTTTTCAGGGTGTTCTACAAAAACATACGGTTTAGATTTATAACCAGAACCACCATGATTTGTTATTTTTATTTCTTTTATTGATGCCCCAACTGTGTATGATAACTCTGCTTTATTATCACCTGTATGATTATCATCTACAAGATGATATTTGACTCCGTTAATAAATATTACTTTATCTTCATCTGGTTCTTCAGTTTCTTCAACCTCTTCACCAATAAACATAATATCTATATTTTCTACTAATTGATAACCACTTCCTCCGTTACGAACTGAAATCTTTATAATTTTTCCATCATCATCAACTATTATATCACCAGCAGCTGCTTGTTTATCGGTATCCTCACCTAATGTTGGACCACTAATTTTAATAAATATTTTGTCAGAATCATATCCCAAACCACCCTTTTCAACAAGTATTTCCATTACAACACCAGGTGTAAGTTCTACTTCTGCTTTTGCAATGTCATTGGTACCACCAGATAAATCAACTATTTCATAAAATAGATTTTCATTGATAACAAAAACGGAACTTTCTGTTTCTCCGGTAATTTTATCGGTAGGTGTATTTACTAATTGTTCGCCTAACCAATGATAATTATAATCCATTCCACCACCGGGGTTTAATGTTCTCCTGACAACAAAAATTTTTCCATTATCTTCTTTAGGGTCAATTATTTGTGAATGTTCTATTGTTTCACCTCTGAAAAAGTCGGTTATAATAGATTCTTCTTTTGTATACAAATACCTTTCACCATTATTATTAGCATCCAAACTATGATTTGGTATTGTTAAAATTCCATTAACCGGTCTAAATTTTGGTATAATAGTTTCTTCATAACCTTGCCCAACTAATCCGTTGTATAAAACTTCCGGTACACCAGCCGGTTGTTTTGCTATCGCCTTTCCTATCAAAATTCCCTCAATATAATTTACCGGGTCCGTTGATTTTTTAACAACTAAATTTTGAAGTGCAACATCATACAATTCTTCAATGAAAATAGGTGTTGTTCCTTGCGCTGTCCCACCCAACACATTATAAATGTAATCTGAAGATCCTGGATTAAGGGATACTGTATATGCGATATACTTCGGTGATTCGCCTTTTAATTTGCAAACAAGTTTGAATGTCCCAAAATCTATCGGAGTACAGGGTACGCCGTAAGCATCTGTATTTTCAAATGTTCCTGCCAATCCGCAAGTAAAATTTGCGGCAGTTTCACCGGCGGTTGAGATATAAACCTCATCAACATCCCAGTCGAATGTATCGTATTGATAACTG